GACGGGGTTTCAGCCGCCCTCTCTGCGCTTCGTGCCAAGATACAGGCAGAGTCTCAGGAAACACTACGCGAACGTGACCGTCTTTTACAGGAGAATCTCGCCGCCCAGAAGAGAGCGATGAGGGAGGAGACACCATGAAAGCCAGAAGAATCAGAGTGTACGACACCGTTATCGAAACCTACGAGGTGCTCGTTCCTGTGGGTACGAACCACGATGAAGTAGATGAGATCTTGGCCGAAGGTGACTTTGCTCGTATGGACATAGAGCACGACCGACGCCACCGGGATTGGATTTTTACTTCCAACCATACAGAAGACATCGAACTGACCACGGAGATAAAAAATGGCTGAGAATCAATGGAAGGGTTGGGTGTGGCCGTGGGAGGGCAAGAAACGAACAGCGGCAACGACGCTCATCGGATTGGGCAAGATGCACGACAGGCTACTGCGTAGACGAGTGTGGGTTTACCAAGGCCCAGAAAAATACAAGCCAGTGTTGCGTATCAAACAGATCGTCTCAAAGGAGAAAGAATCAAATGACTAAGACAGCGATCCAACACGAACACAAAGAATTTATCGACACGATTCTGGACAAGGTAAAGACTCACTCACGACTAGTGTCGATGGGCGATACCATGCATACAGTTAGAAGGGGAGCGAGCCCAACAGATCATCGTGATTGGCACAGTAACCTCCGCAAAGAAGCAGATACGTTGATCGAAGACATAGAGAATTCCCTCTACCGTAGGCTAGATGAAGTCGGAGACTCAGAATGACAGTCACCAAGCAACACCTAATAGATCTAGAAGATGTCTGTGCTATCTTGTCAGAGATGGACACGGAGCTTGATGGATCAATGCACACCTGCACCTCATGTGGACGGGAATCATGGGAGGATCTCCAAGAGGGAAGGCTCGCCAATGAGATAGCACTCATGCTACGCAAGACCCGCAGGTGCATCGGCATGGTCAGAGAGACGGTGAAGTGAGAACCCGCAAGGCCAGACGACTGCTGAGACGGGGGCTCCGTGCCTCCAAGATCCGGGGCCACCGACCCGCACTCGTCTCCCACTTGGGTGCGATCAAGGTGTACGGGTGCAGGGCAAACGGATGTAACGCCATCTTAGAATGTTGGGACAATCCCGATACCGTGTCTGGCTCTATGGTTCACACCAACTGCAACCATCTAGAGCTAGGGTGGCTCCGAAGACAGCTACTGAAACTGACAGCCATTTAGATTCGGGCACAAAAAAAACCTCCCAAGCTGTCTGTGTAACTCATCGGGGGACACACAAACAACTCAGGAGGGGGGCATGGTAAGAGGAGGAACCATGCCGCTTTTACAACCCACCAATATAATTTACCAACTACAGACTCAGAGTCAATCCTCAAGTGTGCGGACGATCACCAAAGTTTTTGGAGATTCCCTTCTGCACACTCTTTTCGGTAACCCAATGGGTGTTCCCGGCAAGCCAACCATAGCGGATTCCATACCTCACGCCCAACCCCACGCACACACCCAACAACACCAACGTCTTCCAGACTTTACCTTTCATCCTCTTCCTCATCAGAGGTGGAACTAATGAGTGGCCGTATCATTACCTTGAACGCATCAAACAATCCAAACTTGTTACGCACAAGAGATTGTTCAAGCTCATCGGTTGCCCGCTTAACACCTTTTAGATAAGGCTTGGTGTAAGTCTTCCTGTAGGCTCTGACCTCTTTCTCAGTCTGAGCTATGTAGATGCCACGCGCACAGTAAAGAACGGGAAGCACCAGTTCCTTGGCACAGTAAAACTTGAACCTTGGGTGATGCGAGTTGAACCAAGATCTAGCTGGCCTCTCAAACTCTGTAATCGTTGGGTCCCACAACCCTACTACGGTATCCCAAAGAAATTCTTTGGACTTAGCCCTAGCCTCACCCATACAATGTTCTCTCAGTAATTTCACAAGCACATCGTAATAAACAACTTCCTTCCTACTCCATTCTGACAAGCCCTTCTCATCCATTGGCTTCTCCACTATCGCCATCTCCATTCCGTTAGACATTAGAGAGAACCTCGTCTAAGGCGATAATTTCTTTTGTAATAATGCTGTGCCTACGGGTAGTAAAACGGATTGCCTCTGGAGAAAATCTGGCGGGAGATTCTGACGCCTCTTTAATTGCATCACGATACGCAGTCATTGCGTCCATGTAATACTTCACTATCGGCTCGTCTGTTATCTCCGCCGATCTACGTTTTTCAGACTTGCGATCAGCATCCATGCTTGTAGCCCTGAGTTCCTGCTCAAAGCTGAAATCTCTACGCTTCGGGTGGCGCACCTTAATCACTGTGCTCCTTTCCCTTGCACTTGATGCGGCGTTGTGGGCCGCCAACACCTCTTCTGTTTGACCTAAATTCAATTCCTCCGAAGTAAATTTATCAGCAATCTTCCGCTTCGCTTCCCAGTCACCCTTTGCCGCCATGGCTATGGCAGTTTTTCTTAAAGATATTTTTCCATCACTATTATGTACTACGACTCCATTATCCAGTCCCTTCAATGCTTGCATTGATCTATTTATTGTGGGTTGAGTACACCCTACCATCTGTGCCAATTCAGTTTGGCTACAGCCAAGCTTCTCTAAAAGATTCGCATAGCCACGAGCTTTTTCGACAACATCAACATCCTCTCGACATTCATTTTCCAATACCTGTTTCAGTAACGCTTCCGAATCATCAACATCCTCTACGATAGCCGCTATCGTTTCAAGTCCAGCCCTCCTCGACGCTTCAGTTCTGCGATGACCGTAAACAATCTCATAGCCCTTGCCGTTTCGGCGTACCTTGATGGGCACCTCCTGCCCCTGCTCCTTGATAGATAAGGCCAGTGCATCCAAAGCTTCTTCGTCAAACGTGACACGAATCTGATCCTTCGATGGCCTCAGATCCTTGAGCGGTACATTCTCTACAATCATTTTCATCCCCCTTTTACAATTTTTGAAGTGTCACCATGTCATGCGACTTGCCGCAATGGTGTATCGCATCTAGTAGTGTGCCAATCGGGTGAAGAGCGGACTGAGGCACCATCCAATTTGGATACTCAATCGTGTCGTCCCACCACTCATCCCGCCTCGCTTCGTCAGGACCAATCCATCCCCGAACAAAAAATACCGGCGCGATACCCGTAACGAGGACGAACCACCGATCTTCTGGGTCAGTCCGTTTGACTGGGAGCCGGTAGTTGTGACCGGGTGTCGTTCGAACCTCAATGCAATGAAGCAGGTCTGGCCCTTTCATCGTGCCCATCCCCGGAGGCCAGTACACGCCAAGACACTTCCCCACCGCGCACTCGCCACAAGCTCCCTCAATGTGGGCATCCCACCCGCTTTTGGTGAAGCCACCCGCCCGTCCCCTGCCGTGCGCCCGGTTCGCAGACTCCCGCGCTACCCCAGAGAAAGCGGCGAACGCCATCTCTGACGCCGACAGGGTGATTTCCTCGCCCCTTGTATCACTCATTCTCCATCCTATGACAGACGCCCGTGTACCGCGCCTTCATTTCCGGCTGGGTGAGGGTGACTTGCATATCAGTTCATGGTCATATCAGAAGGATCAATCGTTATACCTAGGTTAGTGCCCACCTTCTTCATGAACACAGGCTTTAAGGTCTTCACCAAAGGACTGTCATCACCTACTTCCTTAGCTTTATCCAGCATATCCTTGGTGACCTTCTCGTCGTTCAGCCACGGATGGAGATCCTTCATGTCACTCAGCATAAACGAAACAAGCAACGACTCTCCGTCACCCTTGGTGAAAACCGTTTCTATATTCGCATCACAATTGCAGGAGTAGAGGTGGGCGAGTGCCTCATCTGAGGTGGGCTCATGCCCGCCCGTCATATCTTTTCTCTGCTCCTCTCCTTCCATGCGCTGAAAGATGTGACAATTATCTTGGTGCAAGGTTTCAATAACTACCATCGACTCATTATCTCTGGCCAGACTGTCTATCAACAACACAATGCAGGAGATCGTGTCTCCATTGTTGCCCTCTAAAGCCACCATTCTTTCTCCCTTTTTTTGACAACCTTAGATGTATCAATTTTGGCCGCGCTATCCACATACGCTTTAAGTATATCACGCATCAACTGTGACGTACTCACGCCGTCCTCTTCAGCGAACCCACGGAGGGCGGAGAGTATATCACCCTCCACCCTCAACAGGAATTGATCCATCTTAGAAGGGGAGTCCATCGTCCTCTTCGTCATCGACACCCACGGCAACACTCTGCATCGGTTGGATCTCCAAGCGGGCATTCTCATAGTCGATGCCCTTCTTCGATGTCCTGTTCCAGATAGCTACCCGAACCGTAGGCATCTCGCCTTCCTTCGCGTGAGACACCATCTCCTTCAGAAACTCCCTAGTGAATTCAATCTTCCCCGACTTCACCGGAGCTTTAGAATTTTCTTGAAACTGATTCTTGAAGATTGCGAAGTCGATCTTAACTACGTTGTCGTATTGATTAGCCATTGAGCAGTTCCCCTTGTTCGTCTCTGTTATCGTTGAGTTTTAATGCAGCCTTCGACAATTCGTTTACTGACTGGACGAGTTTCGCTATCGCCTTGGTGTCTTTGCTTTTCAGCGCGGCCTTGATCTCGCCTTGGGTCTTGGAGTCCGGTAGCCAACCCGCTTGAGCCGCATCATTGCAAGCTTCCTTCAATGCCATAGCCATCTCATCACCTGAGACGGCTCCGTTCGATGTCGGCACCTCCACCTTCTCAGCTTTCTTGGCCTTGGCCTTCGCCTTTGCCTTGGGCTTCGCCTTCGGCGGTGCCACCTCTGCTACGGGAGCAGTTACCTCTTCCGTGGGAAGGCCGTCCCCACTGTAGATGTAATTAGCTAATCCATGAAGAGAGAAGCACTTGGTCAGGCATCTCATTTTCGCATCAGAAATATCCCGTGACGAGGGATGAGCGATGCTCTTCATCCTGTAATCCATAACAGGCAACCACATCTCCCGAACCACATCACCAATTGTCACCGAACAACTGACCGATGCAGTACCACCCTCATAGTAAGTGGCATCTCTGGTGACGCCCTTCTCGTCAGTGGTGCCATGCCATTTGATTGTCAACTCAGGATAATTCTCCATCATAATCCTGTAGGCATGACTCCAACTCAGGTAGGTCAACCCACCCTTCTCTTCCGTGAACTCATTGACGTTGATCTTCGACAGCGTCTTCCATATCGACGCCGCGCCCAAACTCTTAGCTACCATTTCCTCTTCCTCCCTTCCATTGTGGGCAAAACTCCGCAACCTCACACCAACCTTCACACCGGACATACTTCGCATCACCATCAACGATATTGTATGAACCAGTTTTCTGCTTGTTGACGTAGTCGGTTGCCTCTCTCATCGTGTCGAACGAACGTGGCTTACCACCTCCACTGTGCGTGGGGTTCACTTGATAAGCACCCCTAGCCCATCGCTCTTCGGGTGTACATGGGATCGTGCTTTCCCGTACATGAACACGGACCCGCTGATCCACATAATCATCCTGCCGCCCATCCCTCCACATGGGCACGGATAACACAACGACTGGACTATTCGGGTAATCGTACTTACCTACCCTCGACTTCATCCAGTCACGACAAATACATACGATGCTTAACTTGGTGGCAGTGATGTCATTCTGCCTGAGCAACCAAGCGTAGAGATTTAGCTGCTTCTCCCAATCTTCTTTTAACCCACGCTGTACGGAGTAGGTTGATGTCACCTTGTAATCAACAATGGAACCATCATCTCTTATAAGGTCGATGGCACCGCTGATCGTGACACTATAGGGCGGGATCGAAGTCGTATGTTCAGCGTGGAACCTTTGTTCTTTGGTGCCCTCGCTATCTGCCTGTTCAATTGCAGCATGAACACCAGTACCTAACAGCTTCCAAATCTGTTCTCGTACATCAACAGTGATGTCATCCTCGTGCTTGTTCCACAGGCGGCGAATCTGTGGGGGCTTGATCAACTCCGTAACACTGAAGTCTGCCCCGTCCTTCGTATATGGATCGTTGCGGACAGCATCCACAATCGAATCCGGTGCGCCATAGTTGTTTGTGAGTTTCAAGAAATCCTCCAGACACCAACCGTTGATACCGTATCTTCTATACGCCTCACAACGTAGCGTTTCCCTTCGTCATTATTATTCCAGCGAGTGGCAGATGAACGAACACTGCGCTCATGCTTGTTGTCTTCACATTCAACCATGAAGCACTGATCCACATCCAGCTTTCCAAAGGGATATGTTCTTCGCTCTGCCCTGTGTGGAATGGGTACATCGTCAAGGATTCTAATGTCACTCGACTCTGTTAATGTCTCACTCATTGGGTTCTCCAAATTCCTATACCGTAATCGGTAATACGAACGCTAAATTTTTTCCCAGTCTTCCTTGCCAATCTCCCTGCATAACTTCTCACTGCATTGATCTTGCTTTGCACCTCCTCACTCTCCATGGTCATCTCAATCAAGTCGCCCACCTGCACCGTATCCAACGGCAGGTGCCCCCATTTAGTAGGAGGCCCTGAGTTGGGTGGAGGAGGTCCGACTCCTTCGTAAACCCTGATTCTCTGCTTTGTATGCACCAAGGAATCTCCTTAGTTGCCCTGTAAATCAGTTACTGTTATAGTCCCCATCCAAATGGAGACGAATAGATGATAGCGGAACGACAAGATCTACGCAAGGGCCTTGACAACGACCTGTGTGAGCTTACGATAGTGGGAGAACCTGCCTCTAAATCCAACTCACGGAGGCTCGTTTCGATAAAGGGTAGACCCGCCTTTATTAAATCAAAGAAAGCCATTGACTACTCAAAAAACTTTACGCTCCAGTGTCCCACATCTGACACCCTGTATGAGGAAGATCTGGCTATTGCTTTAAAAATTTTCTATCAATCTAAACGACCAGACCTAGATGAATCTCTGATACTGGATCTTCTTCAAGGTAAAGTATATAAAAATGATAGGTCTATCAAGTTAAAATATGTTGAGTGGGGTCTAGATAGACAGTCTCCTAGAATACTAGTAGTACTAGGACCAGTAGAAAGAAGAGAAGAGATTATTAGTAGGTTTAGAGAACTAGTAGAAAGAGAGGAGCAGGATGTTTCAACAGCTAGTACCCAATGAGATCAAGCTCTTAGCCGATAAACTTTCACTGGGGCAATACAAAAAGAAATGTCCTGAGTGTAACCACACCCGCTCTAAGCATAAGCACGACAAGCCTTTATCAATTAACATCGACTCAGAGGGAGTCCGATACCACTGCCATCATTGCGATACAAATGGAGGATGGATGCACAACGAAAAGCCCCCACCACCGATAACCCCCCCCACGGGTACAAACGATATCGTCCAACGCTACCTTAAAAGCCGTAACATTGGCGAAGATGTAATCAAAAACCACACTGTTCAGGGCACCTATACTTTCAATGGGAAGAGTGTACCAGCAGTAGGGTTCCCGTACCGTGATGGCACCAACATCGTAGCAATCAAATGGCGCAGTGCGGATAAGGGGAAGTACTACAGTCAAGAGAATGTATGTCAGGACTTTTTTAATCTGAATAGCTACGTCAAGGGCAACGACATCCTGCTCGTAGAGGGGGAGATGGATGCGCTGTCATGGCTGTCCTGTGACCTGCCAGACAACCTGACGGTCATGTCCATTCCGAATGGGGCACCCTCCCATGTGAGAGATGGGAAGGTAGATCCTAGAGAGGACAAGAAGTTTCAGTATGTCTGGAGGGCGAAGAAGCAGATAGAGTCAGCGGGAAGAATCATCCTGTGCTTTGACAACGACGAGGCTGGCTTCGCCCTGCGTGATGAGATCGTCAGGAGGATAGGCACCAGTAAGGTGTGGACGATGGATCTGGAGGATTACAAGGATACATCTGAGGCACTGACTGACAAAGGAGTAGAATATCTTTTAGGACAACTGGATGTATGTGATCGCTACCCAACGGTGGGATTACACAGGGCCAAAGATTTCCGTAAAGAGTACGATATCCTCTACGAAGAAGGACAGATCCAAGGGGCATCCACTGGTATTAGGTCTATTGATAAGATGATTCAGATCGTACCGGGAATGGTAACGATAGTTACGGGTTTCCCTTCAAGTGGTAAGAGTGATTTGATCGACCAGATCTGTCTGAACCTAGCTAGATCCGAAGGATGGAAGACAGCGTATTGTAGTTTTGAGAAACCACCTGCTCTGCACATGGCACAGCTTGCACAGAAGCTGATGGATCAGCCCTTCTTTGAGGGCATCTCCCCAAGGATGAAAGCAGAGGCGAAGGACTATGCCTATGAGTGGATTGATCAGCACTTTCTTTTCATGGATCACACACGCGATGGGCCTACGAAGATTGATGGGATCTTGGATGTGGCATCAGCGGCTATCATGCAGATGGGATGCAGGGTACTGGTCATTGATCCGTACAACTTCATAGAGCTACCGCCCTCAGACAGAGAGACGGATGCAATCAGCAAGATGCTGACCAAGGTACAGAAGTGGGCCAAGGCGCATGACGCCCACTGCTTCTTCATCGCTCACCCCACCAAGATTGCACCGGACAGGAGATCGGAGAAGAAGGTGGTGGTCACGGGGCATGACATCGCAGGTTCTGCGGCTTGGTTCGCAAAGGCTGACCTAGGCATAACCGTCTGGCGGCATCCGCAGGACATGGAGCCCAGTGAGTTTCATTGTTGGAAGGTGAGGTGGGGATGGATCGGCACGAATGGTTACTGCCGACTCGACTTTGATCGTGCTACCGGAAGATGGTCAGATCATATACGAGAATCAGTAGATGATAGACAGTGGGACTTCTAGGGGGGGGTTGACAAGATTGATACAGGGTGTTAGGTTGATTATCAATCAATCACCCCTCAAAGGAGGAGAGACAGATGAAATTCTATAGAGTGGATACAAGAAGCGCAGAGATGAGCAGTGAGGGTTTCTACTGGTTCACTTCACGCAAAGAAGCAGAGCGGTGCAAGCGGGAATGGGACGTACGGGTAGACGGAACTTACGATAACGAAAACAGGCATTGGGCAAAGATCGAAGTCGTCACTGTTCAACCGAACAAGAAGGGTATCCTGCGGGTGTTGAACCGCTGGGCATCTGATCCATCCAACGGCTGATGTCTAATCTTATGATCTTTATTGCGGGTGTTATGGTGGGCAACCTCATTGGGATGTTCATCATGGCGTTGCTCATAGCAGCGTCCAGAAATGGGGGGTAGCCTAGACACCTTCGTGACAACCTCGACGCTCCTAGGGGCATCTGAAGCCCTATGAGGGGCGTCGGGGTTATGGTGTCAGCAGGAAGACAGCGAGCCCCCCGGCAGCAGCACCGAACAATGCGACCTCTGGTATGTCGAAGATCTTCGTGAGGAAGCTGGGCGCAATGACATTTTGCTGCTCTTCGATTGTCTGAAGAGCTAGTGTCAATGAGGCGTTTACAGCAAAGAGTTCAGCCTCATGTGCCTGTCGCTCTCTAAGGGCTGCGTCTTCAAGCGAGCGCATACGATTCTGCGCGGTGAGCAATGCAGCGGCACTCACGCGCTCGACTTCTTCGTGGGCCATGCTAGTGACGATGGCTTCTGCTCGCATCTCTTCAATGGCACGTTGAAGGATAGGCTGATCAGCGGCTAGGTTCTGAGCCCTGCGGAACGCCTCCTCCGCAGCAGCCTCTTGGGTCGCCGCTTCCTCTTCCGCTTCGGCAATGGATTCAGCCGCCTCCACCTCTTCTGCCTGAGCAACCACCACCACGCTGTCGAATGCTGCCGCTGCGACCACGGCCACCTCATGCGCCACGGCTGTGCTGTCCTGCCAATCTTCTATCTGCTCACGCAGGGCACTGACTCGACCAAGGGCTCCAGCCAAGTTCACGACAGTCAGGACTAGGATCACAACAAGGGTTGCGATACCAGCGATAGCCCATTTACTCATTGCTGCCCCACCTAGCAGGGGACGGCCTGTTGATCATGCCACGAACGTCGATATGCGTGAACGTCTTGTATCGACCGATGCCGAACTTATCGGAATCGGGATGGCTCTCCAAGATGTCAGCCACTTCACTTGGGGTGAACCCCGGCTTCGTTACATCGGCTGCACCGCAGGTAAGATGCATCGACCGTGAGACACCACCGATCCGGTGGTTATAAATGATGTCCCGATACCAACTGTTAATCAGCACCGGAGTTGTCTTGAACGCTTCTCGCAGATCACAGAGAACATGGCAGAGCTTGATTGCATTAGGGACCAGATGGAACGGTGGTGACACTAGATGATAGTCACCATAAAGCCGTGCATCAGGGGCCTTGCGTCCGATGTCAGCGATCTCAAGCGGATGGAAATTCTCAATACCTTCTACCGCTAAGGCTTTGCCGCACATCTCCACCCACTCATCCTTCGTCATCTTCTCTAAATTTTGGGTTGTTGTCTAACAGTTCAGGACGCTGCAATCTTTTAGCCGCTTGTGCTATGCCCGATGCCACCGCTCCAACTTGAGGGGCGAGGTACTGAGCCACCCGTGGACCGCCTGCCCATGCAACGAGGCCGATCACCAGACTTCCCAAAAGAACATACGCAGGTTCTGGTACGTCCCAGATCATGGAGTCGAGAACGATGAGGGTGCCCGTAAAAGCTAGAGATCCGAAAAGGAATGTTCTGGCAGCACTGAGGTTGCCGCGCTCATCTGTGAGTATTTCTTTTATCGGCATTATGGCCTCGTACCCAAGGCAGCTTCCATCACACTACGTTCTTCCCTTATGTCGCCCATAATATTGACCATCTCCGCGAGCATATCATCACGAATCTCAAACATTCGGAAGAGTTGTCTGCGCTTGTCGTCATCGGACAGATCGGTTCTCTCAAATAATCTGTCGCGTTCCGTCCGGTAATGCTTCATGCGGCGTTCAAAATACTGGAGCCGTCTCTTGGCATCGAACATCCCTTTATGTTCTTGCTCAAACTCCTTTGCCTCCTCATATCCCCGGCCTTCCTTGATCTGGCCCAGCGTGGTGACCAGTGTGTTCATGTCTTCGACGGCCTCATAGAAATCTTCTTGGAATCCTCCACCTTTCTGTGCATCATATAGGAGGTCACCAAGCATCGGCATACTAGCTACGGTGCGCCAATCAAATCCGAAGTCAGCCGATGTTCCTACCACATTTTCGTCCGTCGCTTCACGGGCGAGACGATCAGCCGCAACAAAGAGGTAAGACCCTAGCGTACCCCCGTACTGCCTCATCATATACTCAAGCTTCATGGGCGAGTTCAAGAAGTCCACGTTCTTGAGGAACGGGATATCATTCAACTTGTCTCCGACCAATCTCGTGATCATGCTCGTGTACGGATTGTATTGCTCGCTCGCCATGACAGTGTCTTCCATCCACTGCGGCACAATCGCGTCTCTTTGGTAGGCATCCTTATTTGACCATGCGTCAATCATCGGACGTATGAATTGCGGCCTGAGATCCATCATCAGGGAGCCCTTAATTTGTCGTGCCATTTCGTCCCTGACATCCCTGACATCATGTTCCTGTTCAAACATCATCCTCAGTATCTGCTCAGGTATAACCTTGTAGAGAGTGCCAACCTCAAACGGTATCGGGATTTTGACATGGAGGCCGTTGCCCATAGGTATCAGCCACCAATCGTTCTTCAAGTCTTCGCGGGTGTTCTTATACTCCTCGTCATCCTTGACCATGAAGTAGTACATGGCGGTGGCCCCAATGAAGAGCGCACCCCTCGACACGGCAGTCAGTTGTCTTTGTGTCCGTAATGTTTTGCTATCTACATCCGTGACTCCCTCTTCCCCGAACAATCCGGGTGCGTCCATTGAACCAGCGTGTGTCCTATAGGTTACATCCAGACCTTGGATACGACCGTTCAAGAATGGGGACATCGCTGTCATTACAGCGAACATGGGACTCGCGCCACGGCGTCCATAGTTGATGATTTCTATCGCCTGATGGAGTGATTCGGCAGCGTTCCCGTCCGTCTTGGCCATGGTGTTGTCGTACACAGCCATCCGTGTCGCAACCTCAGATCGCTTGGACATATCACCCAGAACATCCCACAGATTGACCGCCCAGTCGAGTGGATTCAGCCAAGCAGATGGTGACGACAGCTTACCCCTCTTCTGCTTCTTTAACTTCTTCCTAATATCTACTGCCGCCGGATCGTTGGGATCAGCCTGCCAGTCAACGGCAATCCCCAGCCCTCGCTCTTCAGCCCTTACCAGAATATCCGGTGTCGCAAAGTTCGCCATTGCCTTGAAGAACAAGGCTGGCCCACCTCCGTAGTTGACGGAAGCTTGCCATGAATCCCTGATGATGTTCTTGATCACAAAGGGTGGTGAACGCACGACCGCTTCACGCAGGATTTTTGCAGGCCCCACGACAAGCTTGGTCAGCCCTTTCCTAAGCCGCTCGTTCTTGATGGCCTTACCAAAGAAGTCCTCAATCGCTTGCTGTGGGCTGAAGCCTATGCTCATAATCGCACGGGACAATTCGGGATCTAAGACAAGGTAGCTTTTAGAAATTCCAGCTTCTTCGATACCAGTTGTTTGGTTTTCGTTATTTAAATCCGTCGATATACCCTTGGCCGTGACGATCATAGAGGAGAAACCACGCTTTTTTAAACGCTCCATCTGGTCACTTCTCTGTTCGTTTAGCTCTGTTATCGTTGCGTTCAGTTCAGTTAACTCCGTTGCCATGTCCTGTGGCATATCTTGCGTCTTCAGTTTCGCGTACTTCTCCTTTTGAATTTGCAGATACCTTTGACGGCTGAGTTGCTCGTCGGACGGTTCGATCAGTAATTCGGCAGTGCCGTTAGCAACCTCGTCGCGCATTGATCTGGTCGTGGCAATGTTGGTCATGCCATCTCTGATCATAGCTTGAACATTGCGCTGTAGGTTACCGAACAGATCGGTGCTAATTGGGAGCAAGCTTCCCCTGATCTGTTGGTCGATGAGAGGCCCTCCACGGGTAGCCACCTCCTTCTCTGCTCCTTCTGATACCGCCTTATCTTTCTTTTTTCTAACATTTTCATTCTCGCTATTGGACATGGGATCATTATTTTCCCAGCCCATATCCCTATAGAACGGGATGAAGCTCAACTCCTGCATTATCTCACCGCGCTCAATGCTAACCAGCCCCGTGTCCATTCCAAATTGAATCACATGGTGGTTGAAGGTGGCATACTCTTTGCCAAACTGAACGATGGCGAGATCCATCTCCGCCTCACTTGATTCAATTCTCGCAATTTCTGCCTTTGCATCGTCAATGGGTATGTTTCTCTGGCGAGGAGTCTTGAGCGGATTGGCATCATCATATGCCTGCTCCCAACTCTCCTTATTTCTTCTCGCCGCTATGATGTCATCTACACTAGCCCCTGTCTGGATTAAAGCATCTAGTTCTTGTCTCGCCACTTCTCTCTTGGCCTGAAGGTCAACCACACGTTTCGCGGCCATATAGATAGTTGCACTAACTTCAGCGGCTTCACCCATCTCAACCAATGGCCCAATGATCTCATGCAGACCTTTGACATCACGCTGAAGCCTGAAGCCGCCATCTACATAGACGATCATACCATGCGACATCACTCCGGGTATGAAGTTCATTGCATTGTCGGCAATTCTCCACGCAGCTACTGCTGAGTTCTCTGCCAGCCTGCTGAGAACTTCACCGTATTTCGCTATCTCCCTTTGCCACGCACGTTTTGAGGACTTCCAAGTGGCTAAACGCCTGTCAGCGAAATTCAACCTGAATTTCTCTCTTATGCTGTACTCCATCATCTTTTCAAAATCTGCTCTAGTTCCTACAAACTTTGGCCTACCGTCCTCGTCTGTCCCAACTTGGTTGTGGTAGTCTGTCGCATTGACTATCTGCTCTCCCCCGGATACACCACTAGATCCTTCTACCCATCCCTCATCAATAAATCTCTGGTTAGATGCTTCCGTCTCACTAGGTGTGACCACATCGGTTTTACCAAACCGGAAGAGACGAAGCTCTCGACTGTCGGTAGGCATACGATACGCTGGCTTCCGGCCATCCTTGAACCTGAAGTAGGCATTCAATGATTCAAGGTCGATGTCACCATCCTCTATCGCCTTCGCATTGAGCATGGGTGATATGAAATTAGGGGTGCCTTCAATCTGTCTTCGTGCGCTCAGTTCACTGATCAGAGATTCCTGCAACCGCTGGTGGGGGGTGAGGGTTGGATCAGAGAACTCAAAGGTAGAGTCCAGTATTATATCTATGGCTTCGTCTATTTTTGCGGGATCACCATCCTTGACGGCGTCCCTCAATCGCTTGGCATCCTCTGGTCTGGCCCGTTCAATGAGGTGCAGCGACATCACACCGTCCGGTGATTTCGCCTTTTCCCTTCTGCGCTTCATCGTATCCACGTTCTGGAGCTTCTCAAACACCTCCAACACAGGGAGTATGTCCGCCTCTTCGGCACTACTCGCTATGGCACCGAACACCGCCTTTAGCTGACGCTTGATCTTGCCGATTAGGCCAGAGGTTCTAGCCACTGGGATCTTGTCCTGAACAAGGGCGTCCAAAATATGGACAGACGTTTCTTCTGTTAGTGCCTCACCCTCAAGCCGGGGGATATTATTCTCATCCGTGTAGACTTCCCCAACATACTCTCGCCAAGTCAGCCCCCGCTCATGGGCATTTGAATCAACTTCTTTGGGCACTCTGGTGCGACCATACCTATCCAATGCCTTGCGGTCGCCGTCGTTCAACCATTGTCTGACGAAATGAATATGCGCCCCTTCGTGGGCCACGGCGTCCTTGATCAGGGTTTCGATGTCGGCCTCTTTATGCTTGCCCACAATCTGCGAGAGATTGAAAACTATCCGGTTACCATAGTTTTGCAGGGAAGCTACGGCCCCACCTTCATATGTGGGTCTGTATATGGGATTGTCATTGGCATCTTTTGCCAACTTCGGCTTGCCATCTTCTATGATGACCTTGCCATTCTCGTCCATCTCGACCACAAAGGCCCCATTGATTATGACATCCTTCACTTGGGCCATCATATCGTCCACGTTAGCCGTGAACTCAACAATGACATTCTCCAAGCCAAGCTTCTTGAGAGTCCTCGTTACGATATCCTTATATTTTTTAACCCTTTTACTCGCTTCTTCTATGCTTTTGGCATCACCAACTATTTGATCTTGAGGCTTAACATCAGCCATGATACCCTCACTAACTTCCCGCAGGGTCTTTGCTAACTGTTCTTTCTCTTTCTTGGCTTGTTTCGTCCTGTCTGGTATGGGTTCAGTACGCAAAACACGCTCAAAAACCATTTCTTGTTGACCACGACCCAAGTCACTCCAATCGACATCGGTGCCCAGTGTGTCACTGATTAGTTCTTTAAAGAACTTTGACTGGAATAAGCTACCCGACCTCTTCCACTGCGATACTGAGAAATTCTTTATCCCTAACAGTTCCTTGAAAACATTTTCCGTGAGATCGTATCCACTTTTCTGGAGTTTTTCGATTAACTTTTTAATCCTACCATCAGCCAACTTGCCCAGAGTAATACCAACCCAATCCTTGGGTGGTCTTTGATCCATGCCCTCTTCTTCAATTACGTCCGCTAGAGGATCTATCGCAGCTAATCCTAGGATAGCGTCCACGGCTCTCTTGGCTTGAGTTCTGCCATGTGCCCTGCCTTCTTGTGCGGTGCCCCTTGGCCCAGCGCGTGTACTTGGCTTGGCTTCTATCGGGGATACCATGGGCCTGCGAACGGCCTTGGCTGGCACTGTCTTGCGGTGGGGAGACGCTTGCCTGCCAGTCCTGCCCGACTGCGTCCATCTTAGACTTATCCCTTCACCACCAAGGATGCGTTCGACATAGCTAGTGGCCTCTGCGGGGGTCATGCTTAGTTCTGCGTCTGCGTCTGCGGCTGCGGATAGGGCAGCTAATTCCCTGTAAGCCTCCCTTTGTTCTGGGCTGACCAAATATTCTTCAAGTTCAAAGTTGCCATCGGGGTCAGCGGGATCTGACAAGGTGTCGATAAGGACAGGACGAGATTCGATTTCACCATAAGCTTCATTTATTCTTCTGTTCTGATATTCTTCACTTTGCAGTTGTTTCAGTCCGCCAACTATGCGATCTCTACTGCTATTTCTAATCTGTTTTATGGCCTCTTCTTTGAATTCTGCAAGCGACAACTTTGTTATTGGCTTGCCCTTTTTTATGATGACGTTGCCATCCTTATCCCTCTGCGGGGGATCAATGTCAGGGAATTCTTTACGCATCTTTTTTTCAGTAGCGACATCAATCGCCTTCAGGCTCTTGGCTAATTCTTCCTTTGCCGTTTTCACACCATCGCTTGCAAGCTGATCAAGCGTTGACGGTTCAATAACGACATCGCCTTCATTGAGAGAATCCAGAAGGGCTTGGTCACGCTTTAGTCCCCCTTCAAGTCTTCTGACCTTATCTTCGGGGCTCGTCGCATTCTCCAACTGTGTTCGTAGCTCGTCCCTCCTTTTTATAGAATGATTGTACTCTCTCCTAGACCTTCTTTGGTTATCTATGTCCGTCTTCGTTGCGGGTAAAAGCGAAGCTGGATGAATCGCATTCTTTCTTGGGGTGCCATCTTTCTTGGCGGGGATCGAAGGAATCTTTCCCGCCTCTGTAAGGTCATATTCAGCGTTGCCCTCTGCATCTATTGCAACCGTACCCTGTATCAACCCATGATCTAGTTCATCCCTTATAGCTTCCTCTTCTGCCGCTATCAGGCCCTCAATGACCCCTCTTTCATTTGCAAGAGCCTGACGTTGTTGAGGGCCTGCCTCCACCCCCGACTTCCATGACCCTGTGTCTTCATCGTATGTCGCTATCTTCTCTAGTTCCTTCCTTCTTTCAATAACTCTCTCGTTTAGGTGAGCCCCCTGCTCCGTATACTTAAAAACATCGGCATCGATCTTATCTTCTGTCTCAATGATTTTGTCCGCAGTTAACGGGAGCAGTCGTTTTTCGACCTGATCAACAACTTCCGTGACTGGTATGCTCGTCTTGGATGGCATCACATCTAGGGTAGGCACGGGCGGTGCCGCTGGCTCTAGTACGTTTCTAATGCCTTCAATATGTTTATCTAACTCCCCTACACGCTGATCATCCCTCTTTTTTCTAGCCTCCTTACGCTCTTGCTCTGCCTTCTCAAGTTCGTTGTTCAAGAGAATATCGTCATCGGGCTCCGCGACTATTCTTTGCGCTTCTAGCGTAGCCTCCGCTGCTTTCTGTTGTGCGGCGTCAATGCCAGATTCTTTTAGGGCAAGTGTAGACCCCAGAATGAGCATTTCTCTATCAAAGTTGGCGAGCCTATCATCTATCTGTCCTACAAATTTATCATGTTCAGATTGGGTTATGGTTCCTGCTTTCAGGTCATCTGCTAGGCGTTTTTTTGACCTTATAGCCCTCTCTTTATTCGCCCCTGTTAATGAGTTTTTCCCTTGCTTCCTTCTGACAGATCCATCTTTGTTGAAGATAAGGTTGCCATCTCTATCTCTGGCAAATACTGAGGCACGAAGCGCATTAAGGTCTTCATCTTCCTGAATTGCCGCATCAAGTTCCTCATCAAGAGATGCTTCGGCAGCTTCTATCTCAGTTTCAGTTTGTCTTATTGCATTGTCCCGCTCTTGCTGTGTTTCATTCGGCATTGATTCCCATCTAGCGAGAATCTCTTCTCTTGCAACTTGTTTACGTCTCTCTACATCAGCACTAACAGCGTTCAAATCGGGGCCAGTGATTAGTCGATCTATGTCTGCTTCTTGGAACTCTCCCGCCGCGACCCTTTTCTCGTAGCGTTTTTGGACACGCCTGTTAAGGTCATAATTTCCTCGCTGTCCTTTCACGTTAGCTACCGCTCTAGCACTCATCTTCAACATCAGATCGGTAACGGCACCAACCTCACCACCGATCAGTGCTTCCCTGAGTGCTTCGACACCTGCATCGGCCATAGCTTCCTCGTCATACATATACCTAGCCACGGCAGACTGACCGAATCCTGCGAGTCCTTCCTGTATTGCTTCGTCTCTAGCCTGTCTTATGGCCGACTTACCGATCTGACCCCAAGTCATATCAGCAGCATTGGCGACCACCCTCTGCGTTGCTTCAGACGCTCCCTTCCTGCCAAGCCCTATGCCTTTGGCATATTTACCCAAGGGTGCTATTTCGCTCAAGCCAATACCAAGGCCCATACCAAGGGACAGGATCTCTTTGGCTTTGCTAATATCTTCACCAGTGCGCTCTTCGTACTCAGCCATCCTTCCGGCCTGCTCACCAGCACCCATGAGAGCGGTCGCAACGCCCGCTACACCCGTTGCAGCGGCACCACCCAATCCCAACGCACCAGCCCCTGCGCCTAAGCCGATCATTCCACCTACCTGCCCAAGTCCCATGCCTAGGTGGACTAGGTTGGCGTCCCGATACTTGGGATCTACTTCCATCATAAGATCGTTAAGTCTCTTTCTCAGTGCTTTTTCACGGTCAGTGTCTCTATCAGGGGTACGAAGACCTTCTGCGCCCTGTAGGGCCATTAAGCCGAATTGCCTAACTCCTCGCGGTATGCTCTTGATACCTTCCCACGCTGACCCAAGGATGGTGCCCCCAGCTTCAGTGCCGTACTCATCGGGAGGAGGTTCTTGCAGGGAAGGGATACCTACCTGCCCAGAGGGGAATCGGGCTTCCATCATTGCTTCAAGATTGGCTGATCTCTCTGCAAATGATCCACGATCTTGTGGCTCTGGCTGCATCTGTGGCTGTGGCGAGGGTGTCCCGATGTTAAACCTTGTCCTGAGTTCCCCCGCTATTTTATTGCGCTCTTCTATAGAAAGGTTATCGGGGATCTCTATTACGGAGCCATCGGGCAGACGAATCGTTTCCGGCATGACTAGGGTGGTGTGACCCTTACACCACTGCTACTCGCTACACGAAATCCTCCGGGTCCACGATCTTGTACACTACTACTTACCGCAGTTGGTGGAGCAGTTTGACCACTCAAAGAACGCGACTCACCTTCATGTTTCTCTAACTGCGACACCATCACAAGGTCATTAACATTCTTAAACCAATCGGCAAAGTCTGGATTTTCCATCATCGAACTTGAGCCGATGTCAGCCAGTGATTGTACTATGGCTTCCCAGTTACCAATGTCAGCCATTTGATTTTCTCTGTTCATTATGGCTGTTCGCATCTGGGCATCCACCTGTGCCATCGTGCTATTCCACGCACCAATCTGTTGGGCTTTTGCCTTGAACAGGTCTACATAACCGCGCATTGCATCTGCTTGACCTCTGCGACCACGATCCGCCTTTGCTAGACCAATCGTTGCCTCCATGTTGTCGATAGCAGCGTCTGCCGTGTCAAGACCTTTTTGGCTTGATCTGGTGAGATCGTAGATTCCCTCGCGTCCTTCACCTTCCAACTCAGCGCCTGCTTCGCGCTGTTCAAAGATGTCTCCCAGAGCGGTCTTTCTTTCCGATCTCAGGAGGTCATCCAAGGCCGCAAGCTTGTCACCCGTGCGCTCAAAACCAGCACCCAACCCAGTTGGTGATCCCATCAGCGTTGAACCCAGCGCACCAAGCAAACGCCCTTTCCTGCGGCTCTCGACCTCTTCGGGCGTATCCATCTCACGCATCAACTCAGCTATCCTTTCCTCACTCATTCCAAGACTGTCCGCCAAGAGACGTTCCTGTTCTTGTATCCTTCCCTGCTCCAAGGAATGGATACCCCCGGCCCGCCGCCGATCCTCTGCCGTCGCAAATCTTCTAAGACGATCCCACTCCAGATCTTCTGGACTTTCGCCCATCGCATCTAAGAAATTTCCAATAGCCCCTTCAGCCTGCCCAAAAGCCCCCGCTTGCGTACCCATCTGTGACCCCGGTTGCCCCATCATACGCCTAATTTCTTCTAGCGTACCCGTTAACTCGTCTTCAGGATCATCCCACCTTCCAGAGGCCATAACATCGTCTGGAAGGCCCGAAGAGCTTATAGACGAAGGAGCCGTCCCAGATGCTGGTCCCGCTGTCGGTCCCGCTGTCGGTCCCGCTGTCGCCCTTGGCACTCTTAACCCGCTAACATTTGGAATTGGAAAGTCACTCATACTGGCCAAGGTACTATTAATTTCATCCAACTCAGCCCGATATTCTCTTTCCTGCGCTGTCGCGGGCGCTGTCGCTCTTCCCCCCCCACGCTGTGTGCGAATCAAACGCTCTAATTCCCTCGCCCTTGCTTCCATTTCTACCTGAGCTTCCCCCGTAGTACCAAACTCCTCGTAGGCAGAAGTTGCTCTACCCAATCTCGCCAGATCAGCCTGACGCTGATGCCCGCCGGGAGCCAAAGCCCCAGAACGATCACTCGCCTCCAATAAGGCGTCAGGAACGCCGCCGAGATACGGTCCCCTGAACCTTACGTCGGGATCAAAGGCTCCTCCGTAGTCCGAATCTAACATTTCTTCAAGGCCAATCTGTGTGTATCGATCATCAATTTCACCACCGTTTTGATAACCCCGGATCAGGCCACCACCAGCCGCCGTAGCGATACCTGTCTGTAATGACGGATCAGGGCCTTGCGTATTCGGATCTGCACTGGGGATGCCACCACCTAGCTCTGCTGCTCTCTGTTCAAGGACACTAGGCGGGTTCGCAGCCTGCTGCTTTGCAGCCTCTGCCGCATACCTCTTTCGCATATCCTGCCTGCGCTGTGTTTCCGTCGCAGCTAACCATGTATCCCCGGCCTCAGAGCCCTGCTTAACCAACTGTGCCAGTTGCGCGTCTGGGATATCTTTCAACTCTTCCGCTCTATCCAGTAAGCTCATCGTCCCATACCCCTACCAACTCCGATTATGCCCTGAGCATATGGCAGATAACCGCCACCCTGAGCGTATGGCAGATACCCACCACCAGCGAGGGGTGGTCCCACAGGTGGAGGTGGTTCCCCCAAAGTAGGAGTGATGGAGGTGTCAGTCGGTGGCACTGGATTAAATGGGGTTGGGCTGGATGGAGGCGGTGTTCCCATGGTGTCCGTGATGCCCGTGTCGATTGGCGGCAAGTTGCTTCCGGGTAACGTGATGTTAATGGGTGAGCCATCCGGGTTCAGTGGTCCTGTCCCAACTGGCTGTGCTGCGTGAGGCTGATTCGCTCTCCAATCCTCGACCAAGCCAGCACCGCTTATTGCTGCACCCGCCATGGTGGATAGTGGCCCAGCTTGAGGAGCATAGGTTGATTCTGACACAATGTTCTGGTAAGGCAACGCACCCAACTGCTGACTCATCCAGCCGATCTGTCTCTCTGGGTACTGCATTGCTTGCTGGTGTTCAGCTTTCTGTATGTCTAGAGCAGCCTGTTGTAGTTGTCTCTGTTGTCCACCATAGCGATTCATCATATCGAATCGCCCCATCTGCTCTGCCTGTTGCTGTCCGCCCAGCCCCATCTGCTGCCCACCGATTCCAGCAAGTTGTCCATAAGCTCCCAATCCAGCAGCCATAGAGCGTTGCTGTCCTCCCATCATGTCGGCGGCAGTGCCGTAACCCTGTAGTTGGCGTCCTGTACCGACATCCGCCAATCCAGCCGCACCTGTAAGCGCCCCCTCATACTGGGAGCGTCCTTGTTGCGCGGCAGCAAGAGCGGCTTGCTGTGCCGCCAAGTTAGCTTGCATTCCGCCCACAGCCGTTTGATGCGCTCCTTGTTCAACACCCAATCCAAATCTTTCCGCATCCATCCTAGCTTGATGGGCCGCTTGTTCTTGTCCAGCCCCGAACCTTTGTGCATCCATAGCCGTTTGATGAGCAGCTTGTTCTTGTCCAGCCCCAAACTGTTCTTGTCGCATTTGTTGTTGCAGTGCTTGTTGCTCTGCTGAAAGCTGTGTCGCTTGCTGGCCCGTCTCTGCCGCGAGTGCGCCCCTTTCTGCTGCCAATTCAGCCGTCTGAGCCTGTTGTTGTGCCGCTCTGTCAGCTTGGAATGCCTGTTGTGCGGACTGAAACGCTTCCTGTTGTGACTTGCCGATAATCTCAGCAGCCTGTTGTCCTGTCTGCTCCCTCAACTTTCTTTGTTCGACATCAGCACGGGCACCACCGTAAGCACCAGACTGTGCAGCTTGTGATCCTAATTCTTCCCCTTGCATCCTCTGGAATTCCATCAACTGCTGTAGCTGGGGATCGGTAACGCCAGCAGTGTATTGGGACATATACTGAGATAAGTCAGCCCCTTTCTGCAAATCAGGTGTCCCTAACTTGGTTCCTAACGCTCGTTGGGATATAGCTGACTGCGTGGCATAGTCTTTAGCAGCCTTTTCCCGTTGAAGCCCCAGCGAGGTATCCGTAGCAGTATCTGCCGCTGTTCCGTATCCTCGTTGAGCCGACGCTGCTGCGGTGCCCAGAGTACCTGCTTTCGTTCCGTACCCTCGTTGAGCCAACTCTGTAGCCTTCCCTAAAGTCCCTGCTGTCGTACCATATCCTCGTTCAGCTATCGCGGATGTGTCGGCAAGACCTTGTATACCTGTACCAACCTTCTCAAATGCGGTTTCAGCTTCTGTCCCCGTGGTCTTGGCCGCTGTTCCCGAAGCTTCCATCAGACCAGCAATACGTTCCTGTTCTGTGGCCGCGTCTGTTCCAAGAGTTCTTGCGCCCCTAGCCATGGTTCCATACTGACGAGCAAGAGCTTCCTGCTCTGGTATTACACCACCGATACCCTGTGCGGCCTGACTTAATGTTGACGCCGCTTGTCGGGTGCCTTGAGGACCAGCACCCCTGCCGTAAGCACCAGCACCTGCTTGTGCGGCAGCTTCCATGCCCGTGAATCCGGCAAGCTGTGGTCCTTTATACCTGACATCCTCATAGCCTCTTCCACCTGCTCTCATTATGCCCTGAGTCAGAGCGGCATACTGCTGTGCTACTTCTGGAGACAGATGTTCCTGACGCTGTGCGAACTGCCCCGGCATTCCATATCCAGCATACGCCTGTGGGGCAGCATAGTTGGCAGGTATCCCGCCCTGCTGATAGCCCCTAATTACACCACCCTTCTGTAGCCCTACGATGCCACCAGAAGCTCGTCCGCTGGTATCGAATCCGGGGAGCCCCATCCAGAAGTTAGGTGATTCATAGGACTCAAATCTTTCATGGCGCTTTGGGGTTTTGCCTATATCCCACCACTGACCAAAATCACCACCAACGACTGGTCGCTCGCGGGTGCGAGCCAAAGCCCGCCTGAAGTCAGGTGGTTCATAGGACTCAAATCTTTCAGGGCCTTGTAGTGTGCCTAATGGGATCTCCCTGTCTAATGGTCTTTGCTCCATTCCTTTTTGGGTATCTTCCCTAGCAGCAGTTGTTACCGAATCATGCACTATATCGGTGTACCACCTTGGATCGTCCTCTCGTGTGGCCCAGTCTTCCCCTCTGTAATCTTCTAGGCTCATAGGTCCAGATGCCTGTTGCCGCGCCCTGCGTTCTGTCCTCGCATTGAGGAACTTAGGTAAGCTGAAGCGTCCTTCCCTCCCTATTTCTTTTTTGAGGGCGCTAAGAAAGGGCATCTCAGTTGTGCCCATGTAGGGCATACCACGATCTGGTGTATCATACTGAGGCCATTCATGGCGAGGCCCAACATCACCCCCATTCTGTAGCCCTTTAATGCCACCCAACCCCGTAGCCAACATCCTTTTCCGCTTGGCTCTGAGTGTAGTTTTTGGATCGGCACGAACCAACTTTTTTTTGGCTCTGAGCAATGGGTCAGACAGACTATTCAAATCGGGACCACCTCTCCCAGAGTCGCGTTTGACTTGCTTCTTCACGCGCTCTGACAGGCCCATCACACCACCACCGTTTCTGTAACGACGATATTTATCAGGCATACTCTTCACCATAAGTGCCGGGGAGAACCTCAGATAAATCGATAGGAGGCGCTTGTTCAGGCGAACCCGTCCTGTTCGTCCTTACATCTTCTTGCAACTGATTCAAGACAGACGCGCCCCTCTTGCTATTACCACTTCCCAATCCAGCAACAACATCCCCCGCTACCACAAATTCACCATCGCTCGTTAAGATGGGATAAGAGTCAGGCTCACCGGGATTGACTATGCCCAGCCTGTCATCGGCCATTGCATCTCCGTCACCGGGGATAAGACCACCCGCCTGCATCGGCACCGTTTGTTCCGACTGACCCATCATGCCCACCAATTCTTCTAATGCTCCGGGGAAAGCTTCTTGGAATCCTGTGATTGTCTGTTCTGACTCTGGATCGTTTGGATTCTGTAACGCTTCCATCACTGCATCAATAACCTGAGAGCCCGTTTCATCCTGTAGCAATTCCTCAAGAATGCTGGCAGACCCTATTGGGCCACCAGCTTGTTTCGCGGGAAGTTCTACCGGAGCGACAGGGGGTGGTGGTGGGACATAGCTTTCAGTTGGTACTGCCGGGACATAGCTTTCAACGTCAGCGGCTGGCGCATTTATCCTGTTCAACATATCTGCGGTGCCCTGATCTCCCGCTTGTGTAAACTGTGCAGCAGTTGTCGGCATACTAAACGGATTGTATCCACTGCCTTCAAACAGGTTGCCCAAGCCCTGACCTGATCCAGTCCCTGTGTCTTGGCCTCCCTGCGTTGGCATTACGCGACCATACCCCGGAACCTGTGTAGTAGCCTCTGCCTCTGCGGCTGCGGCTGCGGCTTCTGCAACCTTGGCGGCGTGTGCCTCCTGTGCCTCCCGTGCAGCCTTCCTTGCAGCATCTGCCTGCCGTGCAGCTTCTTTCGCTGCTTCTGGGTCAGCCGTTTCGATTCGTTCAGTCTCTCTTTCCTCTTGAGCAGCCTCCTCTGCATCGGTATCTACACCTACTCGTTGTTCTGGCCTCCTGCCAACAACAGGCCCTTCAATTTCAATACCTGCTGGGGCAATTGGATTACCGAACATATCTAGACCAACCTGCTGCTCTCCACCCGCACCTACCTGCGTTGGATCTGGACCCATAGCCTGATAGTCGAATGGGTCTGGCATTCCCGGCTTCCATCCGCCCGGAATCCACGGAACTCCCGGCGGGAGATCTGAGGGTCTGGGAGGAGTCGTGGGTGTAGGCGTAGCAGTAGGTGTGGGCGTAGGCATAGCCGCTGCCGTTAACGGCGCAACAGCAGCTACATCGGGCGGCACATCCGCTGGGCCTCTGTCAGCCGGATAACCAAATAACTCTTCTGGTCCACCGAAATCAGGAGGCTCAACAGTTCGTGGTGGAACCGGAGGTTGAGCAGCAACTGGTGCAATGGGTTGTGGAGGTGGTGGCCCAAAGAAATCCTCGACAGGAGGCTCTTCCCCAATCTCAGGTGGTCTAAACGGAGATGGAGGTGGCACCGATGGCGGAGGTAGGGTCGGTGGCCCAAACTCATCAATTGTCGGTCCCACTAGGTGCCTGAAGTCATCGAAAGAAGGAGGCTCAACAGTTTGTGGTGGAACCGGAGATGGAGGTGGCACCGATTCTCTTATTTTCTTCTGATCTTTTTTAGTAAGTTTCTTTCCTTCATCTATCTTTTTCTGTATACGCTTAGGCAGATCAGGCACTACCGGGGGCTGAAAACTCAGACCGGGGCCACCAGTGCCAGCATAGGGATCGGGCGCTGGTGGCGGAGGCGGTGCAACCGGAGGAGCAACCATTGGTGGAGGTGACGAAGGCGGATGTATCAATGGCGGCGGAAGCGCAGAAGCAGGTTGAACAGGTGCCGCCGGGGGTGGCGGAGCCATTTGTGGAGGTGGCGCAGGTACTGGAGAAGGAGGAGCAACCGGAGGCGGTGGAAGGGGCTTAGGAACAAACTCTGGAATAGCTGCTGCTGGAGGTGGTGCAGGTGCCTGACCTAATCCAGTTCCTCCTGTCGCTGCTATCCCTCCTATCATCCCCTGACCTAATCCAGTTCCTCCTATGCCCTGTAGCCTTCCTATATCTATACCCTGTATCCCTCCTGCATCACGCCTACGTTGCAAACCTTGTCCTATCATCCCCCTACCACCCCGTGTCCCCCCTTGTCTTCCCCTTATTGCTGCAATGCTTGATCCGATGCCTCCCCTACCTCTCCTACCCCTGCTTCTTTTACCCCCTTTCTTGCCACCCTTACGGCCCCTCAATTTCTTTATATAACTGCCAACACCGTATTCGGGGATTGGTCCGCCACCGAAACGGCGGCTGGCATAAAGATTATCTACATAGCCTCCTTGTGCCCTAGTCTGCGGTAGATGAGAGAAGAGGTTGTAGACTTGTGAGGTTGGCGCACTAACATCAGTCATCATGCCCCCACCTGCTGGCCTTCCACCACCCCCACCAGCACCAACGGTAGATATCCGGCCAGACGCTGGGCCACCTGCACCCCCAGCATGACCTGCCCCCATAGCTTCATTGGCGGCAACCATAGGTGCCATCCGCAACAGATCTTCCATACTATACTGATCTTTTAGACCGCCTAACGCACCTTCCAGTTTATCTTGCCAGCTTCCTCCTGCCTCTCCCCAGCCTTTCTTTGCTCCCCGTAATCCCTTGGCACCCGCATAGGTGCCCATGCCAGTCATAATTCCTTTCTGTAAGGCGCTCCCCCAATCTCCACCTTGTAGTTTGGAGGAAAGTGTCTTGCTAAGTCCGCCTACCACCCCTGCCCCCAACGGTCCCATAGTAAGTCCCGCAACTATTGGAGCAGCCTTCAGGGCCAGCTTACCGACTTGCCCCGCTTTCTTCTTGATCCAGTCGCCAAACCCATAAGCTGGGATATAGCCACCGTTGGCATAGATCATCGGCACATAGCCACCACCAGCTAGGCCATAAGGCATCATATAACCGCCACCAGCTAAACCGATGATGCCACCAGAAGACATTGGTTCAATGCTCATTTTCCAACTCGTTGGAGGTCCACCTGCACCTGCATCACCACCGCCTCCACCACCGCCTCCCGCAGATGGAGAAGGTGATGTTGGCCTAGCGAATCCTGCTGGCAATAATGCTACCTGATCCTGCACTGTTGGCTGCTGCGGCGGCGGACCATATGGTCGAGCCATATCGGTCATCTGCGGAGGCACTTGCGTCGGCGCACTTCCGATCATGTCAGTCCGCTGTAGCGCCATCCCCGGAGGCGCTTGCATCGCCGCCTGCTGCATCTGCTGTGGCCCACTTGCCCATCCCGGTGATGGCAGCATCCCCGGCTGTGGTGGCGGAGGCCGTGCCGTGCTAAATGTTTGCAGTAACTTTTCTTCCTGTGGTGAGCGTACCGACATTCCTATCATCGGATTCGCTCGTTGCGCCTCCCCCTCTCTCTGTATCGTTGCTTGCAATGTCGCGTACTCAGACTCCATCTGCGGCGTGATTTGCTGCTGCGCTTGCTGCTGCATCATTTGCTGACGAGCTAACATCTGTTGTCGCATCTGCGGGCTGGGGCTGAACTGCTGCTGCTGCTGCCCAAACGCCTGCTGAACCCCCGCCTGCTGCTGTTGCAACTGCCTCCCCGGAATTGGCTGGGGAAACTGCCCCTGTTGATATAGTTTATAGCCCTTGGGACTAAGGCCCATTTTCGCCGCAGGAGACGATGGATCATAATCTGACGGCATCATAGCGGCCTGCTGGCCCATCATCTGCTGTGGTTGCTGCATCGGTCCCGGCAGTGGCTGTCCCCATCTTTGTTGCGCCTGCTGTGCTTGCTGCTGGAATTGCTGACGCAACCCACCTATACCACGACCGGGATGTGGCATTTAACTAGTCTCTACGCCGAAGATGCTGAACGACATATCGCCTGAATTCGCGTAAATAGTGATCACATCATTTTCGCTTAGAGTTATGCCAACGATGATGAAGGTCGTATCGTTAGCGGCAACTGATTTACCGTAGTAGATGTAATGCTCATTTGCTACGGTTGCGCCCGATGGTCGCACAGCCACCCTGAAGGTGAGTGCCCCAGCGGAGCGGTTGCAAGCGGCAATAGAACTGACCGTCGTTACAGTAGCGTCCGGTACTGTATACAGATCGGTATTCGTTGTAGCGTCCGGTGCTGATTGCCCCAGTACCTTTAAGGTATCAGCCATTACTAGCACCAAGCAATAAAAACTGATATTTGCGGAGTGACAGAGAACTGTCGCTATCAGCTTGTACCTTCACAGAATTGATGTCACTACTGACATCCTGAAAGTTTTGTTCAATGGTTCTGCGGGACATACTCTCATCGTATTCTTCGTATTCATGCGGTGCGCGGTTGAGCGGACGATAGACTTTGATGCTCATCGTCTGCCATCCGTTCTGCCGTCAAGTCGTATATGGCCGACACGCCAACCATATCCGGCACCTGTACTCTGTACCTTCATCGACACCTGTCTGGCCCTGCCACGAATAAACGACTCATCTGTGCTGGACGTAACCGTGGCAGTAGCTATCTCAGATTGTGCTTGTGCGGGATAGTTATGTCCGTTCAAGCTGATTGTCACCTCATCAGCGGAATCACCACCCCTGAACTGGATGTCTGGTATGATTTTATGCAGTGACCAGAATTGATCACCTTCGCCAAGCTCAATGTCGCCCGTTTCAATATAGGCCGTCATCGCTGACCCATCATCGTCATAGCCGTTTTCGTGACTGTACAGCAGATTTGGGTATAGACCCTTCACTGTGTTTCCGCCGCCCGTGGCAGAGGATGTAGCAAGATCAGCCAAGGTAATCGTGTAAGTACTCGCATCCGTGATGGATGCAACGGTATGCTGATTATTCAGCACCACGGTCGAAAGACCACCAACCGTCGATACGTTCTGCAAAATAATCTCGTCATCGGCCTTTAGCCCATGTCCTGAATCTGTGATTGTGACAGTACCGGAAGTATTGGTTGTCGCTATCGGAGTAGTACCTAAATCCCTTTCCCGTATCGAAGAAGCGAGCGGATAAGTCTTTGTACCCGCATGATTCCATCCACCACGCACCATCGTTCCGTTATACCAGATATTTTCGGCATAATTGAAGATGACATACTTGTCGATTTCACCGTTACCGGACTCAGATGGATAGAACCATATGACTTCAGAGAAGTCTGTGTTCGATCCAGCAACCACCTTATAGGATTGGCTGTCATCAAAGTCATCGAATACGGTGCCCAATATGGGGCAGGCAAGCCTTTGCGCCGTTCCGGTATAGGTGTAAAACGCACCGCGATCCATGAAATAAACCGTACCGCCTGCGTTTACCGCCGCGTTGGGCGATACCATCGACATACCCTTGGCCGTCTCTGTAAACGAGAAATAGAAGGGGCTACCGATATATCTCATGCTGACGATACCACAATCAGTCCATATCAGAATCTCTTGGCGCGTCATCATCGCACCCACGATCTCCGAACAAGCTGGTAATTCCTGACCACCAGCACTATTAGTCGATAGCGGTTGCCATACGCCAGCGGCTTCTGAGCTAGACCATCTAACGAGCAATGGATTGATTGTCGTCCCACCAATCTCGTTGCAACCGAATGCAATGACATGACGGGCAACATCCGACATCATCACTTGATGAGCGGCTGTGGGCGTGTAGTAGGTTCCGGCTTTGTAGGTTGCAACTACAGCAGAACCACCACCCGTCGCCGTGCCACTAGCATTTGCACCACCAACATCTGCCGTGAACGTGGCTTTATTTGTAACAGAGGCCACGGTCATTTCCACGTTCAATCTCGCCGCGCTTATGCCGCCTATGGCCCCGCTCACCCCAGAAATCGTAACCGTATCTCCAGCAGTAGCCCCGTGACCAGCTTTGTCGATGATCGTAATAACGGTAGAACCACTAGCGGTCGTTACCGGATCATTTGAAAGGGTCACGGTACGGCGTGTTATATCGCTGAGTGCTACGGCAGCAGTTCCCGTACCCACACTCTCATCCCAGTAATAGATATTTCCTTGCCGAACATTGGTGATCAAATCATCACCGAAATTTGCCATCGACCACAGGCGTAACTGATTGGCTTGACCTATACCGGCCCCAGATCCCCAACCATCAGATCCCCAGGGATCTGCACCATAGCCAGATGCCGATACATAAGTATTGAGTCCGGTATTGATCTGGAATGCGGCGGTTACGCTACTTCCACCACCGCTCGCGCTGGACGTTGCTTTCGTAGAGCACACAACCCGAAATTTTGTGTCGGGGTTGGCATCGCTAGGATCGCCAAGTGCTACGATACGATGCTCTGTATTGAGTGCGCCTGTACCGATACCAGCCGTGGCTGTTGCGCCCGCAATGGTTACATAATCGCCTACAACCGCCCCGTGATTGGTGGCTGTTTCAATAGTAACAACAGCAGTACCATCGACAGCCGTGATCTTATCAGTACCAAGGGTGAGTGTAGTACGGGTGGGCGTAATATCGTAGTAGTTATCGCCAAGGCTTACATACAGCTTCAGATTCGTACCAACCCCGACATACTTATCGCCGGAATCGGTAGCCCAGTCATGGAGCTTTCGGGCAGTCCCTAAATAAGTCGCCAAAACATACTTAGTCCAACCGCCGATCTTCTCAGCGAACCCCTTACGAAATCGCACCTTATCAGAATCATACCAAGTACCCTGTGCGGAATACCTAGTACCATCCGTAAAAAGTCCAGCCGTGGGTGCGATTTTGGTAAATGACATCGCTGTTATTGTCCAACGATACCGTTAGTCCTCGTAACCGTTAAGCAGCGACTACCCGGATCATTGCTATCTAGATCACCCCCGACAATCTCATCGCCGGATTGCATACCTATGCCTATGAGAAAAGCTTCCCACTTGGACTGGGCATCAATATGTGCGCTACGACATTCATTCACGGACTGAAGCAAGTTCTTGGCCAAGTCGGCTTGCTCTATAGAAAAATAAATATCTCTGGTAGAGATACCATTTGTTTTCTCCTCTGTCGGCGCACTTCCAGAGATATCTACAGCTTCCTTACTTTTTGACATATGTGATCCTTGCTTTGAGATTTTCAGTTTCCGTTTCAACCGCCGCGAGACGTTCCCCATGTAAATCCACCTTATCGTCTAATCTATTAACGACCCTCTCAATCTGAATGACCGACTGTTTCATGCCGTTCATACCTACCTTAACCCCCCCATACGCAGCCCCGGCAGCAAGTGGTGCTGCCAAAAGGGAGATCAGCGTAGTGATGTCGGCCTCCATCAGCGTTGTTCGTCAAGATCCTTACGGATCTCTTCCAATTCCATGGACATAAAATCTAATCTCATATTTTGCTCCGCATCAGCAGGCAAGCTTCCTAGCTCCCCACGCGGCCAAAGAACGCGAAATTCGCTATTCGCTTCAATCTGTACATTAGAAAGTTCTGCATCTCGTTCCAAAACACTGAGTCTCTCACCCACCCTGAAGTATCCCATGACTGCAACTGCTGTCGCAGCGATGAGTGCTATAAGATTACGCACAGGAATCGTGACCTCGCTGCTGTCATTTAGCCGTGCTGACATAATCCCATCCTGATCTAGCTTTGATCCTGCCATGGAGGTGTCATCTCTTCTGTCGCTGGACTCTCCTGTTCAGCAACCTTTGCGTCGAGCGCAGTTTTGATCGCATCCACATCAAGACCAGCCTCACACCAGCCTTGGACATCGGCTTTAGTCAGGCTCTCAAATGATATGAACGGATTACCAGACTGATAATTTACCTCTAGATGTCCTCCATCACTCCAAGAAGAATCGCCATCCCTAGCGGTCAAGCGCCAAACAACATCAAACACAACATCTGTCTGGCCCTCAGAGCTTTTATAGCAATCCAACTCACCGAACTCCCAATCGTATGTCATCTAATTCTCCATTATCCTGCACTAATTCTCACATCGCCGGAAGAGTTCCAAAGCTGACCAGCTACACCGGGATCACTGGTAACGAGTCCCGTGAGCTTGAACGCCGCGTTGTTCGCGGTGACCGCCTTGGCAGATGGCACCACTTGCTGGAGCGTCTCCGCAATCCTCACCCTAGCTCTGCTCCTGCCACGGCGGCGTCATCGCTTCGGTCGTCGGTGTGATCTCTTCCGCAATCATCCCGTCGATCTTGGCCTTGAGCGCGTCCACTTGATCGTCGCCCAGATTCGTCACCGCCCAGCCCTCAACTACGCTTTTCGTTAGATCAGGATACGGTACGAACGGATCGCCCTCGGTATATGTGCATCCGACCCTGCCATATAGGAAAGCGGAATGACCAGTATTGTCGGTCCCTCCCAGCCTCCAGTGTATGCAATAGACGACATCCGTCTGGCCCTCCGCAGAGGGGCGAACGTCTAGCATTGAGAAAAACCAATCGTAGGTCATGTCATCATCCCGAAGAGATTTTCACCGTTCCCGAATCATTCCACAAAGCACCCGCAACACTCGGGTCTGAGGTCGCCATAGCCGCATGGATGATGTGACCAGCCGCAACGTACAGTGAGGCGTTGGTTTCGCCTTCGTCGGGGGCTGACGCGATGTAGACCGTCGAGGCGATTGTGATGTCACCCGTCAGGTTGTCGCTGATCGCTGGTTCTGCGAAATAAGCCTGTGTGATTACCCCTATGCTCTCGGTCGCCGTTTGCGTGATAATGTTGTTAGCGAACCATGAACCCACCAGAAACGAGGTATCGCCACTGGCTCCTGTCAGGGCACCTCCAATATTGAGGCCCAACAGAAGCGAAGAAGACCCGTCGCTTGTGAAGGCCCCAGCTAACTGCAACCGCGATATACCACTCGCGGACCCACCGAAGGAATGGGGTCCGGTGCCAGACACGACGAGGTTGCCCCCAACCGTGGCGGCACCCGTAGTCGTGACCGCCTTGTTGAGGTTAATAGCTGAAGAGGTAAGCTCCATCACATTGGCAGTTGAAACATGGAAGCGCATAGCGGCCCATTTTCCGTTATCCCCGATGTCTAAAGTGTCATTTCCTGTTATGGTGTTTTCGGATATAACTACCTTATTGGCATCGTTGGCGTTATTACGGGTGAAGATCCCAAAATTCTTCTGTAGCCTTATAGTCCCAGCACCTGCGGGGTTATCACCTATCTGGATGTTAGTGCCGACATAAACATCGCGTGGCCTAGCCGCTCCTACCGCACCGATATCGTTATTATCGTCTGCGTGAGCGAGGAAATTGGCCCCTGAGAATTTCCAGCGATCAGTCCCGCCAACCGTAACCATTAAAACATCGCCAGAGGACTCCGACAAATATGTATTTCCAAAGCCATCGAAATACAGTTTCTTCGTCGCCTGTAGGCTAACATCCTGATCTTCGGTCATCGAAAGGATCGCACTGGAACCAACGGTAGACCCCAGACCGATTACCAAATCATCTGCTGAGTCATCCAAGCCGATATAGAAATCCTGTGCATTACCATTGTAAATCAGTGCAGTATCTTCGGCGGTGCCATCTCCTATCGTTACATGGGCCGCAGGAAATACAAGTTTTTGATCCTCGTCAATCGTGATAGCGGGAGTCGTTCCAACAGTAGATCCCAGCCCGATCACCAGATCATCCGCAGAATCGTCCAGCCCGACATAAAAATCTTGGGCAGCGCCGTCAAAAACGATCTTGGTATCTTCGGCTCCTGCATCACCAATCGTGAGCGTTGGGGTTGTCCCGCTGATAGTTACCGGAGAAGCGATCCCTATAGAGGAGCCATCAGCAGATATGGTGTCGAGTGCTATATCTCCGACATTTGTGATATCGGCGTCCCCAAACGATGTGGCCCCAAAACTATTTGACGACGCCGTAGAGGTGATACCACCACTAGCGGTGACGGCACCAGTGAGTGTGCTCGCACCAGCCACCGTCAACTTAGCACTCAACTCCAGATCAGCGAGCGCATCAAGGACAGCCGCGCCACCTCCAGCACCATCGGTGAAGATTGCCGAAACATTGCCATTACCGATTGTAATGTTAGCCCCGGAACCCTGACTGATAATGATGTTTTGAGAACCGCTTGTTGCGTTCTCAATGATCCAGAACTTGTTGATGGTATTTGGTGCCAGGGTAATGGTACACGCTGAATCCAGTGTGCCCGTATACTTCATGTATATGGCTCTACCTTCATCAGCCGCACCATCTGCTACCGTAGTAGTATGCGTATCGGCGTTGGTCGTGATGGCTTCGGTGCCAGAACCGAAAGCATCTGCTATAAGCTCTAGGTTCGTATTGGTGGAAGTGCCCCAAGTACCTGATTCGGCACCTGTAGCAATTTCCTTCAATCTCAAATTATTGACATACGTTGCCATACTTAACTCCTAGTTTATAACAGCCTTCCAATCAGGCGTTTGCGAGTCGGATACATCAGACCACCCCGGTGTCTGTGAGTCATCTACAGCAGCCCAATCTGGTGTCTGTGAATCCGATACCTCAGACCATCCCGGTGTCTGCGAATCATCTATAGCTCCCCAATCCGGCGTCTGAGAATCATCTATGATGCTCCATACATTGACTCCAGTTATTCCCGTCGTCCCCACCACACCCGTTACTTCGATATTCTGACTAACGCTCGTCGTAACGCTTCCTACCGCACCCGTTCCCGCAACTCCGGTGACGGTTACACTTCCTTCTCCCGTAACCGTTACCGAACCTACACCACCTGTCGCCGCGACCCCGGTAGCCGCTATCGAAACGTCAATCGTTACCGATACCGAACCAACTGCGGCTGTTCCGGCCAATCCTGTTACCGAAACACTTCCATCACCTGTTACCGTTACGGAACCAACTGCACCCGTTCCGGCTATTCCCGTCGCCGTAACATTCGCATCAGCCGTTACGGTGACGCTTCCTACCGATCCCGTTCCCGCCAAACCAGTGACGGAAACATTTGCATCTGCTGCTACCGTGACTGATCCTACTGCCCCAGTACCAGCAACCCCTGTTACGGTAACGTTGGCATCGGCTGTTACCGAAACACTTCCAACGCTACCCGTTCCAGCTACACCCGTTACCTCAACGGGTACTGGCTCACCCCAAGTACCGGAGCCCCAAGTAGATCGACCCCAGCCAGTTACATCAGCCATTACGCTATACGAATAATCGCGTTACTCGCATCTGCCGCAGGGAAAGCAATCGTGAACGTACCAGCAGTGGCCGTTTTCAATGCACCAAAATCTAAAATAACAACAGACGGATCACCGCTCGCGGTATCATTAAAGATCATTGCACCCATAGCCGAAAACGTAGCAGTAGACCACGAAGTATCAGCAAAATCAGTATAGGCGGTCGTACTACTTGTTGTAGGATCTACACGAGTTAGCGTATTTCCCTTGGCAGAGTAGTTCGTGCCACTGATTTCATTAGTAGTGGTATACGCCGTAGTAGCCGCAGTGAATGAAGCACTATCTGTGTACAGTGCAATCTGGAATGTATTTCCACCGGAGTTGAGGAAGTTGTGCTTTGCTTCCATCAATTCCTTTTTGAAAGAAGTACACATAAAATTCCCTGAAAATGCCATTACAATCTCTCCACGAAGTTAGCCATGTCGTTGTGGCCTGCTGAACGCAACAAAGTAACAACCCCGGAACGGTCTTCATTGATTGCTTCGTACATATAGTACTTCACAGCTTTGTAAATGAACTCCTTGAACTCTACCGCCTGCTCCGCTATCAACGGATGTGCATCCTTGCTTACGGACACAATCTGCTCAGATGCCCGCTTTGCCCAATGATCCGGCCCAAGCGTGGTGTCGTTAGTCGTGGTGACTATGACGTTGCCCACTTCCCCGGTAAGCATCAGTGAACAGGCACTCTGATTGTGCCATCTCTGTACTCATCAACAGTCATGCGGCCCTCTGCCTGCATCTTCAGAAGATCCAGTGCTTCCTGATATCGCTGTTGATACAACTGCATCATGTCCGCATCACCTTTCATGTAGGTATACGCCTCGACCAGACAGCCGTAGAGCAGGACCGTGTCGGCGTTCGTGCCCAACCATGAAGGGCTCGTGTCAACGATTGAGGCTGGCTGATAGTAGTAATGAAGCTCCGTGACGAAATCAGCGTTGGGCGTAGGACCAACTATGAATGTGTCAACATCGAAGACACCATAATATTTCGGAACCCCTTCGGTGGACGCATTCGGATACGTTGACCTAATGAAGTTCGCGTCCTTGTTCAGCAAAAAGATCTGGTTACTAGAACTGGTAATCGACAAAGACAATGGAAACAAAAAGTCCGTAGGCATCGACAGGTATTGGTTACCATCAGTGATGGTGCCTGCGACATTCTTACGGTTCACGGGCAGATTGACGGAACGATAAATGCGCTGTTCAGTCTGCTTGATAAACGTGGGGATCGCAGCCACGAAATTCGTTTCCGTGTTATCGCAATAATCCTTGATGGCCGCAGTCAGTTCAGCATAGGTCATGTGGTCACCGTCACGGTCCCAACTTGTCCATGTGCCACAATGTTGCCCGATCCACCCCCATTACCATTTCCTACGGGATCGAACGCGAACAATTTCCTACTGATATCTTGTGATAAATCAGGGCGTGGATCTTTAATTGCCTGTGGGTCAGAATAATCACCAAGTCTGCCAAGGAAGTTCTGGGGCTGATCTTTGTCCAGCATATCCTTGCCGACCATAAGACCTGTCATGCGACCAGCCTTAATCTGAGGCACGAGATCTTTGAGCTTATATCTGAATCCCGTGCGGTCGCAAAACCCAAACGCATACTTGCCCTTGGCATATTTAGCCATCAGGAATAGCCTCCGGGCACAAAGTGGACAGAAGCCCTGTCACGATCTTCCTGTTCCGCCAATTGCCACTGAAATTCGTATTCCGCTTTTAGCTCAGAGGAACGCCCAGCCGCTTCTGGATATTTCTGCGATATCATATAGGCGAGGCCAGATACCAATGCCGGGAGGAAACGAGCGGGCACATCTGGATCAGTAGATCCCACGGAACCCGTGTCCTCAATACGCCGTATTTGCTGATAAGCAAACGTGTAGGCTTTATTGGGCGTGGGCCAGAAATATACAACCGGAGCATCACGCTGCTTGTCGATGTACAAATTTACGGGACGCCCTTCGGTGAGCTTATTAGGGATCGTGGAATACTGAGATACACTGAACCGCGAGATTGGCAGATCGCTTTGCGATGTACCAGATCCATCGCGAATCCAATACTGAATCAAATCAACGGTATCCGAATCCATCGTGACCGTGGAGGTTCCTGCCGTCAAGGTTTTGGTGCCCTGCTCGACAGTCCAGAAGTTGAGGCCGCGATTCACCCACTCAAGGCTCAAGAGATTGAGAGATCTACGAGCCGTTTCGATGTCGTAGCCCGTTTTAGACTGAAGACCGCATCTCTCAAATGCCTCTTCGATCACCTCTGAAATTTCGAGGTTAAATGCAGAGGTTCCTGACGTAGCCATTAGTTATCCCTGAACTTGTTGCACAAGGCAACATTGGAGTCAACCACACCCTTGGGCCTCTTAGAGCCGTTGGCGATCATGCCACCACTTCTCATACGAGCCAAGTCTGGTAGCCTCATCGCACTGCCCAAAGCTTTTTTGACCATACCGCCAGAGGCTCTAGTCTCATCGGCAAACTTACGAGCCACCTTTGGTTCATTAGCGAACAGATACTTTCTCTGTTTATCGCTTTTAAAGGGCATCTTTAGAACGCCTTATCCAATTAGGATATTCTTTAGCGATATGGCTGGTATGCCCAATCTCTTCTTCGTGGTCAGGATAATTTTCAACAAGCTTACTGTAATAGCCCCAGCTATGATCAGCCCCTGCCTTCTTTTCTATCATCTCGTTACAGCTTGGAGGCTTGACAGTCGGATTTTGAGGATCTTCAGCCATTAGTAACTCTTCCTTAGATAGAGCATCACGGTATAGCGATCACCATCTGTATGGCCTGTAGTCGTGAACAGGACATCACCATTAACACCACCACCAGCGTTATTCGGGAGGGGACCACCACCACGGAAGTCGAAATAGCCGTATCCGCTTAGTGTCCAACAGATAACGTTAGTGCTGGCGTTCCAGAGGATATCGACGGTCATGCCAGAGCAATCATAGGAGATCTGCTCAATGGCTACCCTAGCACAGGATCTTCCCGTACCGGATTCCGTGCTGAGAGCGGAGACATCGACTTTGGCGACAGCAGTTTCACCATTACCATCGGAGATGTTGGTGAACTTCATAACCGCGATGCGGTCGCCGTCTTGGATCGTTTGAGACGTTACTGCGTCAGCCATCTGATTCTCCCCACGAGGACAGGACTTCTAGCCCCGCTCGCTACAGGAGATAACGGTTACCCACCCATTTGGATGGGTAACCTTATCTCAATTAACGAACCATATCTTACTGATCGGAAAAGGCAGGTGCATCTGCACCTTGCTGATAACCCCAAATGATCCAATTCGTTGAATCTTTTGCCAGAATATTGATTTCAAAGATACCAAAATCTGTCAGGGTTAGTATAGAGTTTGAGTTGCCATCAGCATACACAGAAACATCATTTGCGTCGGAATCCAAATGAGCAATACCACCAATGTAATAATTGGTATCGGAGCCCGTATCGAAGATGACGTTTTCAGTCTCTTCTGCCGCACCACCATAAATAAACTTGAACCACACTCCCGCCGTGGGCGACGGAAGGGTAATCGTCCGGTTTCCACCAAGCGCCGGAACAACATTGACCCTACCACCGTTAGCAGTAGCGGTCAGGGTGGTGTCAGCATCACTGAACGTAATGGGAGTAACCTGCAATCCCGATCCGTCTAGGCTGAATTCCGTTGTGAATGCACCAGTTGTTGAGCTTTTCGATACTACATCGAATCCGTCTTCGGATCTAACTGGTCCTGAAAAAGTCGTGTTAGCCATTATTTCTCCCTGTCGTGGCTAGTGTCTACCGTTTATCGGCAGTCAGGAAAAAAGAAAAGGGCAGGAACGGTCCCAATATGGAACCGTCCCCACCCCTTACCCACTACGTTACTCACTACGCTCCGGGTGATCCCCAGATCCCAAGGGGATCTGAGACGCCAAAGCTGTACCGCTCGCGAGCCTTGTAGCGAACGTTTCCGGTATCGAAATCACCGTCCATGCTCGTTTCCAGAGACACACGATTGAAGTGCTTCATCCCATTCGGAATGTCGGTAAGAAGGAACCACGCATCCGTATCGGTCAGGAAGTGATTCACAACTGTCCCACCCGGAACAACACCCATCGAACGCACCGCGTTGATATCGTTGTCCGCAGTTCCGGGGCGAAGATCAGATTTCATTACCCGTGTCGCCACGAACTGCAAGTCGGGCGGGATAACGAGCGTCTGGGGACGAGCAGCGATCATCAGGCCACGCTCATCGGTCCATTTGCCAATCTGAATTACAGCGGCCTCAAGAGAAGTCTCGTTGAGGTCAACGGCAGTAGCTGGACGGTTGGAGTTCTTGCCACCGGAAACAAGCGGGTGACCGTCACCACCAGTTACGCCATCACTAGATGCCGTGAAAAGATTCACACCGTCGCCGCCCTGATAGGCGTTGGTAAACCCATTGTTCAATGGAACAACAGCCTTGACCTGCTTGGTGTGAGCCATGGCGCGAGCCAAGGACTTGGTGTAACGAGCCGACAAGGAATCATAGAGATTGTCTTCCATAGCCTCTTCCGTGATGGCAAAGCCCATGGCGATAGTCTCGTGATTGTAACGAGCGGTAAAGCTCTCCTGTGCGGCGTCATACGAAATCGCGTCACCCTCATCCTTCACGGGTGCAGCGTCGAAGCCCGAAAGCTTCACTTCTTCCTCAAAAGATCTGCTAGAGCTTTCCGTCTCATAGATTTCAGAATGCTCATCGTCATAACGTGCATACTCCATTCCGAAGAGCGCGTTCAAGCCCGGAAGCAGTTCCTTGAGAAGTTGTGCGCGTGAAATAGCCATTGCTCAGTATCTCCTATAATCCAGTAGGATTGTTATAGGAATGAGGAGATGCTGTAAATGTAGACGCAGCATTAAACTTCACGATTACATCTGGATAAGTATCACTTGCCGTCGTTCCCTTCGGGGGCAGGCTCTTAGGCCCGTCAACGAAATCAATAATGCGGAGGGGAAGCGTCAGCGTTGCGGCTGGAGTGCTGCCGTCAAGCTTATTCTTGGATTTACCGAAAGTGGTGTTGCCAGCCGAGACAACTACACCCGCATTCAATCCGCGATCAGTAGTGTTCATAGCCTCATCGGCTTGCATTTGAAACACGACATTAGGATCATCCAAGACATAAGCCATCGCATCGGTGGCCGCATTGTCTGCGGGCCAATAGTTGGAGAATGTCTTCTGGCTGGTTGTCGGGTCCGTATACGAGCAACCCAAAAAGATCCCGACAGCAGCTAGTGTAGCAGTACCAGCATCCTTCTCAATAGTACCATTTGCAACCAACTTACAAAAATCACCGTTTGAAATCTGAGTATCATAGGTCGTGATAATCGGCAGATTTCTAGTCTTGCTGGTGAATGAACCCGAAGCACTAAGAGTGCCAACGGGTCTGGCCCCGTATGGGGCTGCTGAAGTAGCCATAAATACCTCTAAATGTTAGTAGCGCAACATTTAGCGAGTTCCCTTGCCAAACGCTACACGGGTTTTACGATCAGGCGGGAGAACTGGCATCCTAGGATCGCTCTCACGCATATAGTTGTTATCGACGGCTTGCATCTGTGATTCAGCGTGATTCCTATAATAAGTACGCCTTTTCTCCACCGTTTCCTCCGGTGCCTTACAGAGCAATAGTCCACCGACTTCGATCCCGCCCTTCTGCGCCCATTCCGATTTATGATCGCTCATAATTTGTAGTTCTGGGTGATCTTCGGCACGAACTGGTTCCCACCCTTCACGAAAACGCTTTGACACGTTCGTGTTGTCAAGAGTGCCAACCATTGAAGTTCGTATCCATCTGAACACCCATCCGTCTTGCGGCTCTGGGTCTGGAAGTATGGATGCGGGTTCCCAAGGCATATCACGAGCCTCGTCTTCACGAGTCTCCAACGCCCTAGGTTTTTTCGGAGCGCGTTCGTCAGCCATCAGGCCATCTCCTTGATAAGCTGTGCAGCATACTGCTGTGGCGTTATCCCCAAGCGGTTCGCGAGTGCGACTTGGGTCGAAGTCAATGTGACTTTGCGTGGCACCGCACCGTTGTTTCTCATAGCTGGTGCAACCACGGGACTCGCCTTGCGACGAGTTGCGGGCTCAACGACCATGGACCCCGAAGAGCCGCTGCCGCTGACGCCGAAGTACTCAGGAAACTTCTCCCTCATACGTTTGTCTATTAATTCATAGTACTCTTGAGTTTCTGGGTCAATACCTTCTTTCTTGACTAACTTCTCATGCACACCATATGCAAGGCTCGTCATCTCCTCATCATCACCAAACCAAGGATTGTTTTGTTGCCATTCCACGGCGGCAGGGTCCGCTGGTGGCGCTTCTGGAGAAGCCTCTGGCTGTTGCTGGGCCTGCTGGCGTTGTTCGGCCAATACATTCTGCTTCCACTGCTCTGTGACCCTATTTGACACCGCAGGAGCAGAAGCTTCCGCCAACTGTGCATTGGTCAGAGCCTTTTGTGCCTGAGCAATCTGATCCGATTCTCCAGATTCGTGTGCTTGCTTGAAGTTAGCTTCGGCTATGGCAACCGCAGCCTGAGCCCCGTATGTACTATGCTGGGTAAGAGCAGACTGCGAGTCTTGGACGAGCTTGAGTAGCCGTTGATTTTCGACTTGGAGGTTCTGTGTATAGTTCACAGCCTCGCCTGCAAGCCTATCAGACGCTTCTTTTGCCCTTCGTTCCTCGTGATACTCCCATTTCAGCTTCTTGATGCGTTTCTGGGCACGACTCCCATAGTTTGAGATCTCTTCGTCCGTCGCCATGTCACCATCTGATGACGTAGTCTCTCCAGCAGGACGCTGATCATCTTCGGGGCGATCATCTACGACCTCGACGTTCACTTCTTCCGATTCGGGAACTTCAATAGTATGTCTGACGCCCAGAAACTTGTCTTCTTCGCTCATTCTTCCGATTTCATCGCTCATTTTATGCCCTCTCCACTCCTCTGGGGTCTTCTACTACCGCTTCTACGGTATCATCATTGATTAGGCGTAGTTCCCTACCGTGTATCTTAATCCTTGTGCCACTAAACGCCCGAAAGATCACCCAATCACCGACCTGACAGTACGGTCCATTGGGGAACCTACCATAGTTAACGTAAGCATCTGGCCCCATCGACATGACCCATCCCACAACAGTGGAGATAGACTCTTCATGTTGAGACTGTGCAGACTTGATGATGCCGCCCTCAGTCTCCTCCTCAACATCAGGAAGGGCAATTAATAGTTTGTAGCCTTTAGGCTCAGGCAACTGCGATGCGTATTTGTTTTCGTCATCCCCGTACTCCTTCTCAGGCAATACCAACTTTTCGATAACTTCCTCTGCGAGTTCAGTCATTGCGACCTCTCGTTGAATTGTTGCGCCATGACGGCGGGTTACCAGCTAAAAATCCCTCAACTTATCTTCCAAGTCTATGATTTCACGTTCCGTCCAAGCCAATCCTTCTATCGTTCCGCACACCTTTCGGTATTCCTCCATGTCCTTAGCGCCACCCATCGCAAGATGATCCGCCAATTCATTCATCTGGTCCCTGATCTTCTTTTTGAGCAACGACAAAACATCTTCACTCACTGTCATCATCCTTTGCTATTTCTCTGCCAAGCTTAACGCCTTCAAGCTCCTGAGAAGCTGCCATTTTCTTTTCGTCCGCATCCGTCTTTATCGCTAGTTCCTGCTCGTCCAATGCGAGCTTCTGTTGTTCTAACTGAAGTTCTGCCACATCGATTTGTTGTTCAGAGGCCATCTTCTCCTCAAGCAACGCGAGCTTCTGCTGGTCGAGTTGTTCCTTACTGGCAACCTTCTGCTGCTCCAACTGCTGTTTCGCGGCATCGGCCTGCTGTTTGCGCTGGACTTCCTGCTCCTGTATCCCAAGCTCGCGTTCGCGCTGTTGGATGATCGGGTCTTTCTGTTGCGCGGCTTGCTGTGCAGCCTGCTGTTGTTGCTGCTTCTTGCCAGTCATCTGATCGGCGGCATCGGCAACGAGTTTGCTGAGTCTGCTTTCGATATCTTCCGGTATCGGCTCACCCATCGGCGGCAGTTCCGTGCCAAGCTCTTCTTCGATTTGCTTGCGGAATTTGAAGGCCAAATGTTCGCGGAGATGGGAATCAAGCGCACCCGATATCGATTGACCAGCAGGACTGTTCTGCATCTCCTGTGCGATCTGCGGATCATTCTTGATCGCCATATGGACACGCATATGTGCCTCGTGATCCTGATATTGATACGCTTTGACAGGAGCCTGTGTAAGCATATTCTGATTTTCGCTGACGGGATCGGTAGGGGGCACCTCGTCCGTGTCGGGTACGACCTTGTCAGCGTTCGGAATACCGATCAGTTCCATCATCTGTCTGTGCAGAAGCGGGAGATCATACATATTCGGGGCTTGAGCTGCTAATTGCAGGGCAGCTTGATACTGCATGATGCGTTGTGCCATGGTAGACGCATTCGGGTCCGAAACAGGCACTACATCAATGCGGTCATCGAAATCTTCAGCCTTGATGCCTTCGCCCGCATCCGTCTCATAAGGATAGTCGGGGTCCGTATAATCATGGATGATCTTGGCTAAAATCTTGTATTCCTGCTTCAGACTCGCGTGGATACGAGCCTGAATCGCGGACTGCACCTTCATTGCCCGCTCCATGATAGCAAGAGTGGTCCCTACGGGAGCCTCTTGGTTCATGTCTGCTACTTTGAGATCAGCCATTGACGCAAAGCGTCGGCCTTCCTCCACAATGTTACCCAACAACTGATAAAGGACCGAAGAAGGTTCCTTATAAGGAAGGAAGGTGATATTGTCACGGATGACCCCTCCCGGTACATCAACGTCTCTGAATTCTCCCGGCATAATCGGCGTATCATCGCCTTTGATTCTGAGTCCACGAGTTTTGAGTCCTCCGGGCAGGTTGGAAAGGGTTCCTGCGTCTACAAGCTGACGCAACAGGCTGGTGGCGGACTTCGCGAGTCCACCGATCATATGGATCAAGCCTAGGTTATAGAATCCGATGCCCGGAACGTATCCATAATGAACAAAATGCTGTTTCTTGACCTTGTGTTCATCGGATTCGTCCCAGTTTCGGTAGATTGAAAGGATCGTGGAACTGGATTTGTCGATGGTGACCACATAAGGAAGGGCTACGCCGTCCGGGTCTTCAAAGCCCGGAAGGTCGAGATCAACGTGCATCTCCAGAAGCTGATGTCGCTCTTCGGCATCATATGAAGGCTTAACACCGCCGATCTCGTTGAACTTATCCGTGATCGGGTTCTCTTCTATGTGTGAGGTCGTGAGTTCCACATCCTTATAGAACCCGCTGACCTGAAGCTTTTTCACCTGATTCGTGCTTCGGTTCATCACATGGGTGTAACGCTCTGCCTGATCCAGATCCGCTTCGTTGTACGACACAACGAAATCCTCTGCGGGCACGAACATCGAAGTCGGTCTGCCCAGCGACGGATCAAAATAGATTTTGCGGAACGCTGATCCGGCAAGCGGCAAGCTGAACAGGAGCTTTTCGGTTTCAGACCGATATTCGGTCATCACTTCGATAAGCTGATAGTTCATGTAGTCCTGAACACGTTTCGCTTGTTGCTGCCGTTCCTTCGTGTCAGTACCCCAAATCTGGGTCTTGACCGGACCCTTGGCTGGCATGATCTCTTGGATCGTCTGGCTCTGGAACCTGACCACGGCTTCGGACAACATGGGATGAAAAACGCCACAGGCTCCAGCCCATGGCGTGGTGCGGTCCTCAATCTCCAGACCTAGATTGTCGAGTCCTTCCTTGTACGTTTGCTCCCAATCCGACCTGCTTCTGTTGTCGGCATTGAACTTGGCAATGAGATCGACTGCGATTGTGCGGCTGTCCTTGTCTTCGACAACTTCAGCGAGGTTGCTATCGAACTCCGTTTCAGCACTACCGACATCTGCTAACGGGTCAAAATCTATCTCGACTCCGCCGTCTTCCAATTCCGTGACCGAAGAATCGCCCGGAATAACCTCTTCTTCCTCAATAACCATGAGCCCCTCTGGACCCATATCGAAATCATCCTGATTGAATAAATTCTCCAGAGGTTTATCTATTGGCATTTTATAACTCCCGATTCGCGTCGGATAACCTCACCAGAAATCCCGGCGTCTTGTCGCCGTGCCAGCCGCCCAATTGATTGTATTCGTAGTACTCGACTGCGCCTTCGTAGTCGTCACAGCCGTCTTCGATCAGCTTGTCGATGACCTTGGCCTTATCGTATAGCACGATAGGTTCCATGCCGTACCGTTCCAGCACACCGACCACGCAATCGTTATAACCATCCATGATCAGCGCATCTTCGATACCAATATCCAGCAGACGCTCCGCCAGCGTGACGACACTATCCATGAAACCCCCGGCTGTTAGTAGTAATCTGCTTTACGCATAGGCAGAATATCTTTCCATGGATCGTCGCTGTCCAAACTTATAAAGCCACCTTGCCTGAATCGCAACAAAGCCTGAGTCGATGAATCAACTAAATCATCGTGGTCGCCAGTAGGGAAGGCAGCAAATTGCTCTATCACTTCTTCCGCCCATCTTTTTTTGGGTGCCCAAACATGACCACTATGGAACAGATCGGATACCGCATTGACTCTGGCAATCTTGTCCTTGCCTCGTCCCGGCGTGTATTCCGCAACCGGGATACCGATCCTACGCAATTCAAAAATCAGTGGACTGCCCGCCGCTTTCGCTTCCACGATACACGCATCGGGTTTGTATTCCTTGTACATATCGTAAGCGCGTTTCTTCAGGTCAGGAAATTCCAGACGTTCTTGTAGAGCGTCCAATAGGATGATGTTCGCTTTCTTGTCTTTGTCTTCGCTGTAGAACACACCCCATGTCGTGCAAGCACTATAGTCGGCAGTCTGTTTGGCGAGAAACGCCGTGTCCCAAGACTGAATCACGAATTCGCAGTCCGGTGGATCTTTCTTCGTCCATTCATTCCACCATTCGCGCTTGATGATCGCGCCTTCTTCCGAAGTCGGGTCTTGCTGATACTGGGCAGTCCATTTGCCTACCGGAAGCTCCGCTTTCAAAGCCTCAAGTTGTTCCAGTGGCCAGAACCCCGGCCACAGCGGTTTGCCGCTAGGAAGGATAGCAGGTAGTTCGATGATTTCCCACTCGTCGGAGCCGCCCCTTTCTATGGACGCCTTCAAAATAGAGCCCGTCAGATCCTTCTTCGACCAACGGGTCATCACCAGACAGATCGCACCCCCCGGTTGCAAACGCTGGCGTGGACCGGATGTGTACCATTCATAAGTCTTGTCGTAGACGGATGGATCGTTCTGTGCCGCTTCCTGCTCAGAATGGGGATCGTCCACTATGAGAATGTCCGCGCCCTTACCTGTTACCGCACCACCAACCCCAATAGCAAAATAGTCGCCACCAACATTCGTGTTCCAACGACCAGCAGCCTTGGAGTCCACACTCAAGGAAACATTGGAAAATATTTTTGAATAATCGTCGGAGCCTACCAAGTTGCGGACCTTGCGGCCAAAGCCAACCGCGAGTTCCGCAGTGTGTGCAGTCTGGATAACCTTTCTGTCTGGGAACCTTCCCAGATACCAAGCAGGAAACAGATGGGATGCGAATTCCGATTTGGTGTGTCTGGGCGGCATATTGATGATCAAACGCTTCAACTCGCCGCTTGCAATGCGATTGAATGCGTCCGCCATCACACGATGATGGTCACCTTCGATGAACGCAGGCCAAACCTCTTTGACAAACTCCAGAAAATCTCCTTGGGCACCTTCCCTCATCCTAGCCGCGTTGAGTTCCTCAATAAGACCCAGAATCTCACGCTTCTCGTTGACAGGCAGCGCGTCAAGAGATTTTAGATTCATTTATCGCCTGTCCTTAATGAACTCGACCAACAGCTTGATGTCTGCCCGAATTTCACCCACAGACACTTTGAGTTCCGATACCGCCTTCGCGTTCTCTTCGTGTCTGCGCCCAAATTCGTTCTTGACCTCGTAAAGAGAGAAGACCAAGAAGCGGTAGAGTGCGTAGATGGCTCCCAAGAGCAATACGAGCGGTAAGCCGTATGACTCTATCAGGCCCAAGATGCCGTCAGGTTCCATGTGGCACCGTCCTTGGAATCTTTTAGTGAGATTAATGCCCCCACCAATAAAGTAGTTATGCGGGTTCTGTTCCAGTCTGTCAAGTTGTTTCTTTATTGTGATGTCACGATAAGTTGAAATTTTTATATAAAATTTTTAGGGGTAGGAGTCCCAGTGCAAAATCTGGTGATCTAGCGAGCAAAATACTGTTTTATTGTGGGGGGCGGCGGCGGGCCAAAAGGGGGGGGTCGGGGGTACTGGGGCCTTGCGCCCCCCACCCTATTACCTTCTATTTGTGTCACGGAGAGAGGGGGCCACGATGGCACCCTCAATAACTCTGTCACCCTCCATAAAGGAGAGACACCATGCGGTACATCACCATCACCACGGACTCCCTCTATCAACGTCTTATGGACAACGTCAGCGCACTAGCAGACGCCAACGTGTCCAAGATGGTAGAGGCAGACACGGACGAAGGGGTAGAGCTTCCCTTCAGCCCCGCCGATGCGTGGGAAGTTGAAGAAGAAGACCAGATTTCCGACCTAGGCTTTCTGACCGTCTACTACGAGAAGGTACACGATCCCAACGCGGACGATTACCAGTCTCGTTCGCTCGTTCCTGTCGAGGTCTTCGAATCGAAAGCGGGGAACATCTTGATGAGGGCCTACGATTTCCGGGCGGGATTCGTGAAAAGCTTTAGGCTCGACTCTGTACAGCGTATCCTGATTCGGAACCAGAATCTGGGAGACTCCGAATGGGGTGTTAGAGACATCACATTTCGGGGAATCTCAGAGCGGTCCGAATCACTCTAACCCTTCACAGGGGGGGGAGCATCTAGCTCCCCCCCAGTACTTCACACAAGAGGAGAAACACTATGTCACATCCGGGCAACGATCAGATCATCGACGCAATGCGCGACAAGATGCCTAACCTTACACCCGACCAGATAGGTCGATTGGTTTACCTGATCGATGCATATGGTAGGCATCAACATACACTGGGCCAGTTGAACATGATCAATACATCCGATAGAAGCTCTGCATTCGATAAGCTTCGTGTCGAGTACACGCAACACTCTAAGGACACGAGGGAGGAGATCACAGAGATCATCGAGATCCTGTTCGACTACTAACAAAACAGGGGGGGGGATTCACCCCCCCCCATCACCCCCAAATCGGGGAGAACGAAAATGTTTGAACACATCAGCACCATAATCGGCAGAGTGTTAGGGGCCACAAGTTGCCCAGACTGTGACGGTAACGACAAGAACGACGGCCCCGTGCCGAACGAGAAAGATCGGGAGATGTGGATCGATCTCGCAGGATACTATGTCGAGTGTCCCATGTGCGAAAATGGCCGAGTCTACTGGGAAGACAATTGGCTTGCAGGTGGGGAGAACCATTGGAGGGCTCGCACTCAGGAATGCGAACACTGCAAGGGCTCCGGGGAATTGAGAATTCACGACCGCTGTGGGACTTGCGGAAGGTTAGAGCAAGCCTACGGCACGGGACCGGAGAGGGTGGACGATGATGATAGGATACGCGACCACCTAGAATATTAGGAAAGACAGGGGGGAGGCACTCCGCCTCCCCCCTCCACCCCCAGATAGGGGAGCAGGAAAATGGTTAAGATTCAGGGGTATCACTACTTCGCTAGTTCTGCGTTACACTGGCGCGTGAGCGGAGACATCTGCGATCTAGTCCGTAAGATGGATGAGATGGGGAACGAAGAATACAAGGTGTATCGTGTCCCTCTACCTCTCCATGCTACCTATGACATCATTCACTATGTGCCAGTTGTTGAAGGAATCGAAACACTTTGAATCAAGACAGGGGGGAGGGGCTCACCCTCCCCCCGCCACCCCCAGATAGGGGAGCATCATGTACGGACAAGACGAGGTTTTCGTAGCTGTAATATTCGTTGTCGGGTTTACGATCCTGCTCGCTTGTTGGCTCGCTGAACAATTCTTTAACGGTAGGGGGAGAGACTGATGGACGACACATCGATTGAACTACTTAGGTCGGTCTTAATAACCGCCCTATTCGTGGCCATGGTTGGTGTTGCCTTACTGGAACTCAGGAAGGTAGTAACCCGTAAGTGGCGCGAGGTTAGAGAGGAAGGCAAATGATAAACAACAACAATCCCATGCCTCTTATAGGCCTCGTAATCTTTGCCATGTTCCTGTGGGTACTGATCACCTTCAACATCTAGGAGAGAGAATGATGAAAGACGGCGTAACGATAAGGGAGATCGCGATCTGGACCTTGACCAAACACCGGGATGCAGTCGGTGAATACTTGGACCTATCTGATGAAGAACTCCAGAACCTTTTTCGACGGCTATGTGCAGACGATCCTGTGCGATTTGAGGGGGTTCTAAAAGAGGAGGAGAGATACGGACACGCTCAGTTAACTGGACAAGAACTCTATGACCATGAAAACCCTGCACCCTTAGAAAATCCAATGGACTGGGAGAAGTAAGTAGAGCAAGCAACATGGGGGGGGCCGAAAGGCTCCCCCCTTTTTTTTGTGCCTACTGTTCACCTAACTTGAGGCCACGATCCCATCCACCTAGTGAGGGTATGCGATGAAGAACAAGAGGAGAGACAGTAGCCACAGCAAGAAGCATAGACGCAATCGTAAGGCTAATAACCTGCGGCGAGGCAGACCCAAGCCGAACCAGACACCCAAGCACATAAGAGAACTCAACAAGATACTAAGGCGCACGGGTCAACCGATCTTCGACAAAGGGTAGGACAGCAGGGGGGGGAAGAAAAAAAAATTAGAGACAGGTACGGGCGTCGGGTACGGGCGCGAGGCGCGGAAAATTTTTTAAATAAAAATTAGGTACGGGCGTCGGGTACGGGCGCGAGGGGTAGGCACAAAAAAAAGAGGGCCACCCTTTCGGGTGACCCTCTCCTCTATCCCCCCTCCTCTTAGTTGAGTGACAGTGTTTCCTGATTCCTATCTGTCCACGTTCCCGCTTGGGTGACTAGTTCTTTCCCTAGCCTGTGGAATCTGGACATCGATGTCGGAAGCTCTATGATGTTGCGATCCTTGAGAACCTCAGTGGTGGCGTTATTGAATCCCCACATGGTCGGCTGCTCAAACTCTTCATGACTAGGATTCCGGTACTCTTTCAGAATCTTAGGAGCGTAGGCCCATGGGAAAGCGCGAGCATCGCAAAGCCTAACGAGTAGATCGTGGGCCACGTTATTCTCTAGGCTAGTCTTCTTATAAGACTCGACCAGTTGAGTGTGGTCCGTGTGCGCTTCGTCAATCTCTCCCGCCAACTGATTGAGCCGTGACGGTAGAACCTGACGCACGTTTACGCTGTGCTTGTGGCTCGCCTTGAACTCTCCCATGAAATCAAGGTTACTGCAAACCATGACAACGAGTCCCGCCACCATGCCCGCGCTCATCGTCTTGTCGTGGCTGTTGCGGATGCCGATAGCCAACTCGTAATCCTCCCCGATGGCTACATCTTCTCTCTGGATTTTCAAGACACCGAATAGCCTTGTGCTATCGTATCGGATATCCTCCCCGCCAACCTCAACCTTCCCGCTTTCCAAAGCGTAACGCTGTTCGGTAATGTCCCAACCGAATCCGCCAAGCGTTCGGTTGACCATGTCGAGAAACTCACCATGCGGAAGCGGTATGTGGCTACGCGTTTCCGGCGGTGTCTCTGTCGCTCGCACCTGCTCCTCTGTTACCGTCGTGCCACCGATGAGCGTCGTTCTCACGTTCGCCATTTTCTTTCTCCTATGTGGGTGAATGGCCGTTCAATTAACTTACACCAATCTACAGTGATCGAGTCACATTGTCAACCACCATCACCACATTATTTTACCACCATGACCCACACCTATGTTATATTTTTTTAGGTACGGGCGTCAGGTACGGGCGCGGGACATAAGCCCCGCGCCCTATCCCCTAAGCAGGACGTATCTGATTCCCCCAAGCCCAATGCTCATTGTCTAGATCCACTAACACCTTCCGCTCTACAACAGTGTCCCATCCCACAAGCTGTACATCTTCACCATACTTTGAACCATTGGATTCATTAACCTGAATCCCTCTTACCTTGACTAGTTTCTCAGGATCACTGCCCCAACCACCACGCCACAAGACCGAGTCCCCTACTTTCAGGTCAGCCATTAACCTGTCACCTCCATTGTCTCATCATCAAAGTCGAACAACTCTTGTGGCGCACGGTGCTGACCCAACTCCCTTCTTGCTTCCTCAAGGGCACCATCCTCATCCTCAGCCTCAAGATCAAGTGTACCTGTCCATGTATAGGTGACCTCAAAAGTTTTCATTAACCTGTCACCTCCTTGTGGCGATCTTCAAAGGTTACCATCCAATCCAACAACACCTCTTGCGCCTCGTTAGTACGCAACCCAAACGCACCAGCCACATACTGCCCCGCCCCAAACATATTCGTGACACCCGATTCACGCAGGTTGTCCAGATACTCAAAGATCTTTTCCTTTCTAACCTCGTTCATCTGACTAGCTCCTTATTGAAAGGGTTGTCTGTCGTACACCAATCTATAACAACACTATCACCATGTCAAGGTGTGACGTAACTGTTGGCGACCCAGCTAATCTAGAATGCTAACCTCGGACCATGACGCCACTTCTCTGCGAAGCTATCGCGGACCTCTCTTTGCCATCGGTTAGTAGCTGGATCGCCTCACAGTTATTTAATAAATTTTTAGGTACGGGCGTTAGGTACGGGCGTCCATCCTATATGATATTTAATCCGAAAAGTAACAGCAGGGTTAGGACGATCACATACACAACCTCAGAGATAACCTCACCTATTGTCTGTTTCTTTTTGTACGTCATACCACGAAGCCCGACATATCTTTCTTGGCCGAACCCTTAGCAGTTAGGCCGACGATGCACGGCTTCGGATCTAGGAACCTGAGATCGTGTGTGGTGCCATCAATAACGGGCACACCTAGCCATCCTTTAGGTATCTCGTCCCTAAACACCACGGCCACGTTCATTCCGTCATCTATAGCCTTGCACCATTCGTCGTGCGTGGTCGCTTCACTCCGTGAGAAGGTGAGCGAATAGTTTTTCGGTAATCTTTTCCTGTTCTTGATCTTCGTGTAATCATAGAAGGTCACGTTAGGAAACTGCTCCATGATCCCGGTACGTTCCCACCTGAGATCCGACGTTCCGTTCAGTCTAACACACGGTTTCAGATTGTTTTTATCCGCCCGCCTCACGATAGACGCAATGTCTTTCGCGAGATCAGCCATAAACCCTGCACGATTCTCAAAAAACATCCTAGTTTTTCTTATTCGTGCCTCTTGTACCGTGTTCATGCGTCCCCTACCCTGAAAATAGAGACACGCAGTAGAACAACCCTCAGTAGCTGAAGGGCAAACCTGATAACCTGATTGGATGTGTGGGGCTAGGTGCAGAATGCCCGTGAGATACCCGTAACCTGTAGACTTGGCCGTCTTGGGGTTACTTGCGCCGTCCGTGAGAAGTTTCAT